AGCAAGCATCATAAATTTGACAAAAAGAACAACAAGAAGGCTATGGACTTTCCTCCTCCTAATCCGAATTTTTTAAAATTAAAGAATGCTATAGAATTGGAAATTAGAAAGAAACAATCATGAATAAAGAAAAAGCCATAGCTTGGCTTAGAGCAGTAGAAATATATTTTCAAAAATTATCAATTATGTCACAAGAAGATATTGAAATTCAATCCTATAATCAAAATGCTTTTAACGCTAAGAAAATAGCAGATATGTTAGAAGCAGAAATTAAGGTGCCTACAAATGCTTAAACATTTATTGAATGGCGGTTCTCTGCTCTCCTACGCTCTTTATGATAAAGAGAATGACGAAAGGGCAGCTCTACGCGCTCAGATTGCTAAGGATACCAACGTAACGGCTCGTTCTGAGCATGAGCCTAAAGATAAGGAAGAAGATAATGGGCAAGACGTTGACAGTGGGGCAGATAACGAAGGGGACGATGAAGGGGGCAACAAAGAAGAAAAAGATGAAGATGAAGGAGAAGAAAGAGACGACAAAGAAAAAATAGAGGAAACTGCTGAAGAAAAAGAAAAGCGTGAGGCTTCAGAAAAAGAAGCAGCCAAAGCTCAGCGTAAACAGGATAGGATGCAGCGCCGCATTGATGAAGCAATTTCTGCTAAGAAGGCTGCTGAGGATAAGGTTGCTGCTTTAGAGGCTCAGCTTGCGGCTGATCCTGATAAGACCTTAACTGCTGAAGAAATTAAAAAGCAGGCTAAGGCTCTTGCTGATGAACAAATTAAAGCTAAGGAACTTGAAACTTTACAGGCTAATTTTCAAAAGAGCTGTGACGATTTACAGGCAGCAGCTAAGAAGATTGACAAAGAGTTTGATGATAAGATTGAGGATGTATGTGCTCAGTTTGGTCCTATCCCCTCGTTTATGATTGGTGTTCTGGCTGATATGGATAATGGAGGAGAAGTCTTAGCTTATCTTGCTGATAAGGAAGATGAAGCAGAAGGCGTATGGAAAAAATCTCCAGCAACTATGACAAGAAAATTAGTGGAAATTTCTAATAAGTTGATTGAAGCTAAGAAGAAGCCAAAGAAACAACTTTCTAATGTCCCTGATCCTGTAGAGCCTGTCAATGGCAGTAGGCAAGTATCCAGCGCCATTACTGAAGCTGATGCTAAAGATATGGAAGTATGGACAGCTAAGCGTAGACAGCAGATGATTGAGCGGCGCAAAGCTCAGGGATATGGTTAACAGTTAGGTGCAGTGACTATTATAGGTGTGAGCCTGAAGATAGAAGCTTCCTCGCAGTCACGGTCTATCCTCCAGAAGTGTGGGCATTCCTCCGAATGTCCACACTTTTTCTATTGACGATACAAAATTTTTAAAATACGAATGCCTACATAAGCCTCTTGGTCGGCTCCGTAGACCCTGATCAGACTAAAACGGCCTTAGTCCCGTAAATGGCTATTGATTGCTTGTTAAAATTGCAGCCTCAAGCATCTGCTCTTTTCATCACTCAATCAATTCATCCCATAGGGGCTTAATTCAAATGGCTAACACTTATCTTACTATTGATATGATCACTGCTGAAGCGGTGATGTTGTTTAAGAATAGTAACCTGTTCATTATGAACATGGATACTCAATACGATAAATCTTTCGCTATTGATGGCGCAAAGATTGGTGACACTCTTCGCATTCGTCTGCCTTCTGACTTTGTTGTCACTGATGGTCCTGCTATGCAGCTTCAGGACAACACTCAGCAGTACACCAGCCTTACTGTTTCTTCTCAGAAGAACGTGGCTACTCCGTACAGCACTGCTGAGCGTACCATGAGCATTGATAACTATTCTGAGCTGGTAGTTGCTCCTATGGTTAGCGCTCTTTGTGGTAAGGTCGCTTCTACTATTATGCGCGGCTCTGAAGGTGGAGTTTGTAACCTAGTTAGCAATGTTGACGGCGCTGGCACTATTATTTCTCCCACCATGGATCAGTTTACGGGAGCTAACGCGGTGCTTGATGATCAGGGAGCTTCTATGCTTGATCGTCGCTGCGTTAATGATCCGACTACGGATGCGCGTACTGTTAGCTCGCTCGCAGGCTTGCTTAATCCGGCTACTGAAATCTCAGCTCAGTTTCGCTCTGGTATGATGAAGTCTGGTTTAGGCTTTGATCGTTTCTTCCGCGATCAGACTGTGATTAAGCATACTACTGGCACGTTCTCCGCTGGCGGTACTATTGCTGGTGGTGGTCAGACTACGGGAACTGGTGGTGGCAACATCACTGTTGCGGCTATCACTGGCACCTTTAAGAAGGGCGATATTATTACGATTGCTGGCGTTAATGCCGTCAACCGTATTACTAAGGATAGCCTTGGTACGCTGCGCCAGTTTGTTGTTACGGCTGACGTTGCTACTACTGCTACCACCATTCCGATTTATCCCGGCTTGATTGGTCCTGTTGGTGGTGTTGCTGGTGGTGCTGATCAGCAGTATCAGACTGTTGATGCTCTGCCGATTAACGGCGCTGCTGTAGCTCTCGTTACTCCTGCTTCTTCTGTGTATCGCAAGTCTCTTGCCTACACTCAGAAGGCCGTTACCATGGCTTCTGCTGACTTGGTTATGCCCAAGAAGGCAGTTGAAGAAGCCGCGCGTACCAGCTTTGATGGCGTCTCTATGCGTATGTTAACTGATTATCTTCCGTTAACTGATCAGTTAGCTACTCGTTTGGACGTTCTCTTTGGCTTTAAGTACATTCGTCCTGAATGGCTTTGTGTCATTGCCGATAAGGTTTAATAATTAATTAAGGGGCTGGTGTTGAGCCAGCCCCTTAAGGTTTTTACTTGTGTTTGTTAAGAATGTCTCTGAGACGCTTTACGCTATCGTTTCCTAATCTGATATGGGCGTTTCCTCCAGTAAAGTCAAAAGTCTCATTTCCTTTGTCGTCTACTTGCTGAATGAGCTTCCATCCTTGGCCTAGGTCATGCTCAAACTTTGAAATTTTGCCCATTTTGCTTTCTCCTTGCTGCCGATACATTTCTTTATATACGGTCCTAAACTTAAGTCAAGCACTATCTTTAATTAAAATGAGGAAAATTAAAAATGGCTATCGTCGCGTTTCCTGAGCCTGCTGACCTGAAATTAGAATTTAAAGATATGGTATTAGATGGAAGGAATATCAATTTGAACCCGTATTCTGTTGAAAACCCGCATCCCGGCTTTGGTACTGACCCTAACATTTTGAATGAATTTGGACATACCAAATATCCAATGTGGGTAGATAGCAAAATCACTGGCGGAAAAGCCATTGTAAATAACGCTATGGAGGAAGCTCAGCATACAGAAGCTGAGCCTTCTGTGCCAGCTTCACCGGCTCAGGCTCCAGCAGCTTCCTCTAATCCTTGGCCTACTAAATAATAGGCTTAATTTTACAGTCACCAGCTTCAAAAATGGAACCTTCTGCACAAACCAACTTAAGACCACGTAACGCAGCAAGTTCAACCATTCCGCCAAGCTCATAGCCTGAAAACATGAAAGCATGTTTGCAATAGGAGACAGTTTCACCAATCATCCATTTGGCATCTTCAGAGTGAACAGCGTAATATTGAATGGTCATTGTGTGTCTCCTGTTGCTGATAATTCAACTATAGACGGAATAATTATAGTGTCAACACTTAATTTTAAAGAAATTGGCAAATAATGACAACAGCCCGCGAATTTTGCGAATTTGCGCTGCGCGAAGCTGGAGTAGTTGGCTTAGGTCAAACTGCCAAGCCTCAAGATATTAATGGAGCTTTTCGGCTCCTACATATGATGCTAGCAGGTTGGCAGAAGCAGCGTTGGTTGGTCCCTAATTTAATTGACACTTCAGCGATAGCCAATGGTTTAATTTCCAATAAAATTGGGCCGGGACAGCATTACAATGCTATGCGTCCTGATAAAATTCAGTCTGCTTATTTTAAACAAATCTCTCCTGACAATGAAGTCAGCTATCCTCTAATTCCTATTTGGAGCTATGAGGATTATGTTAAAATTCAAATGAAGAATTTGGAGAGCTGGCCTGTTTACTATTTCTATGACAATGCATTTCCCTATGGGAATGTTTTTATTTGGCCTATTCCTTCTTCTGACTATCAAATTCATTTAATTACTAAAGGACCTATCAATTTCACCATGCAATTGCTTGCTGGTGAAATTACTGCTGGTGGAGCTGGTTATACTGATGGAGCCTATTTAGCTGTTCCTTTTATTAATGTGAGCAGTTTAGGAGGGGACGGTACTGCTGATGTTACTGTAGCAGGTGGAGTGGTTACAGCAGTAACCATAGCTGCTGGTGGTGACGGCTATAAAATTGGGGATGTTCTTTCATTCGATACGGCTATCATTGGCGCTGGCGCAGGTGTATTGTGGCGAGTAAATAACGTAACTGATAGTCTTGACGCTGTATTTAATATGCCTCCTGAATATGAGGAAGCTATTCACTATAATCTGTGTGTTAGGCTTGTGGCGCATTATCAGTACACTCCTAATCCAGTTCAAGGCAAGTTAGCTGTTCTGGCACTCAATCGACTTAAAAATTCTAATTCTCAAATCTCTAAGCTTCAAATGCCGGGAAGCCTGAGATTTAGTCGCGGTAATTCATTCTACATATATAACGCAGATGCTAATTAATGGCTGCTCAAAGAAAGCGAGTTGAGCTAATAAGTTCTGCCTATGACGGCAAAAGCATAATTGCGTCTGGTCAAGAGTGCATTAATTTATATCCTGAAATAAATCAGCTTGATCCTCAAGCTCCAGCAAGAGTGACGTACTATCCTTTTCCCGGTACAACTCTATATTCTACTCCTACAACAGCGGATAATTCTAGGGGATGCTATCGCACTAGTCTAGGAACTGCTTTTTATGTAGTTAGGCAGAATGTATATTTTTTAAGTTCTTCTGGAGTTTTAATTTTCATTGGTGCAATTGCTGATAGGCAAAGCCAAATAAAATTTGCTGATAACGGCATTGTCTGCGTTATGGTTGATGGGCTAAATGGATATGTAATAGATTTAGCCACTAACGCGCTAGGCATTATAACTGATCCTAATTTTTATGGAGCTGACTATGTAGCTCTGCTAGACACATTTTTTATTTTTAATAGACCTGCTACTAATCAATTTTATATCAGTACCTCAAATGCTAGCTACGTTTTATTGACTACTGTAGGTGCATTTGACCCTTTAGATATCGCAGCTAAGTCAGGCTTTAGTGATCCTATTGTGGGCATCGTTGCAATCCATCGTGAGCTTCAATTAATTGGAGAGTTGACTACTGAAACTTGGATTGGCACTGGAGCCGCTGATTTTTATTTTCAACAGCAGCAAGGTGCGTATATTGAGCATGGTTGCGCGGCTCAATACTCAATTGCAACAATGGATGTTTTAGCATTCTTTATTATGCAGGATCAGCAAGGAAGTGGCATTGTTGCTCAATTGCAAGGGTATGACGTAACCGAAATTTCTACTCCTCGTATTGTTAATATGATTAAAAGCTATGACAGCTTTGAGGACGCGATAGGCTTTTGCTTTCAAGTTGATGACCATGCTTTTTATGTCATGGTATTTCCTACTGCTAGCAAAGGCTTATTTTATGATATTAAAAGTAAGCAATGGGGAGAATGGAATTGGAATGACGAAAATGGTAACTTCCTTAGACCTAGATTAAATTGCGCTATGTTTGTTAATGGTATTAATGTTGGTGGAGATTGGGAAAATGGTAAACTTTTAAAGATTGATATTAATGCCTATACTGATGAAGGTTCTCCTATTGTTAGGGTTAGAACTTTTCCTCATATGTCTGAAGGAAATTTAAAAGTTACATATTTGCAATTTCAGGCTGATATTGAGCCGGGAACTATTGTAGATCAGGAAGAAACTCCAGAAATGAGCCTTAGCTGGTCAGACGATAAAGGTAAAACTTACGGTAATCCAGTTATGGAAAGCATGGGCAGAACTGGAGAGTATGACGTAGTGCCAACTTGGAATAATTTAGGAGAAGCTAGGGATAGAGTATTTAAATTATCTTGGTCTACCAATAATAAAACTGCGTTGAACGGTGGATTTACTACTACTAAAGCAGCTAAAAAATGAGATTACCTGTACCAAATTTAAATTCTCCATTAACTAATAAAATTGGCAAGCTCATTCCTCCTTGGAACAGTTGGTTTCAGCAATTCTCTCAGGAGGCTCCTGCTGTAGTTGATTTTAGCACTACTAATCCGCTTACTGTAAATTCTATAGGAACTGTCATTATTACTGGAGCAGCTACAATTACTTTGACTAGAGGAGCTACTGTTATAAACTTAACAGGGCAAACTATAATTCCTGTTTCTATCGGCGATACTGTTAGCTGGACAGGTGGAGCTACAGTGCAATTTTTGGGGAGTTAAAATGCAGCCAGCTCTTAGTGTAGGTACTAGAGATAAAGTTTTTGCTCTTGAAGCCGCTATGCTTCAGTATCCTCAGTTAGATTTAAAAGTTGTGCATCACTTTTCTAAAGGCGTCTACGCTAGGGAGCTTCACATACCGGCTGGCGTTACTTTGGTTGGAGAAATTCACAAATTTGAAAATTTAAATATTCTTTCTGCCGGGACTATGCTAGTTACAACTGAGGAAGGCATGAAAGAGGTTTCGGCTCCATTTACAGTAGTTTCTCCTCCCGGTACTAAGCGAGCTGCCCACACTATTACCGAATGCGTATGGACTACAATTCACGGTACTGAAGAAAAAGATATTAACTTAATTAAAAATCATTTCATTGCTACTAGCGAATTAGAATGGTTAGAGTTTTGCAACGCTAATCAATTGGAATTAGGATTTAACTGATGATCAATAGCAGGGTCAAAATTGGATTTGAATTTGTAGACCCTTGCTTGTGCAATGCATGGGTAGCAACAGCAATTGTAGGCTCGGCAGTTCTAGGCGCTGGTGCCTCTATCTATGGTTCTAATAAAGCGGCTGAAACTCAATCAGCTAATGCTAATCGTGTTGCTGATATGCAGATGCAGCAATATGAAAAAACCCGTGAGGACTTGTCTCCTTATCGCGCATTAGGCCAAGATGCTACAGGACGAATGACAACTAGGCTTAGTGAGTTAACTGAGCCTATTAGTGTTAATCCTGATGACTTCTTAGGTACTGACTATTATAAATTTTTAGAAAAGGAAGGTAATCGCGCCGTAACTAATTCTGCTGCTGCTAGAGGCTTGGCTAGCTCTGGTGCTGCCCTTAAAGGTGCCGCTGCATTTGCTAAAGGCTTAAATAGTCAAGAATGGAAATCTAATTTTGAAATGCAGAGAGCTAATAAGACTGATGCTTTTAGCCGTCTTAAAGGTTTAATTGATACTGGAGCTGGAGCGGCTACTGGCACTGCATCAGCAGGACAAACAGCAGTTACAAATGCTGGCACTGCTCTAACTGGTGGAGCTAATGCTGAAGCAGCTAATTATAACAATATAGGAAAATCATTAAGTAATCTTTCTAGTAATATCGGCGGATACGCTATGTATCAAGGTATGTATGGCAATCCGTCTGGTGGTTCTAGTGGACCTATTACTTATGGCACTGCTAATGGTCCTACTCCTTTCTACGCATAGGAATTTTTAAATGGCTGGTTTAGAAGCTGATACCTCAAGCTACAATCAACCTATGCCAGTTTCACCATTGGCTATGGTGAAAGATATTGGCGCTATTCAACAGCAAAAATTAGCTATTGATAGCGCTAAAATGGAGCAAGCTAACAAAGCTCTTGGTTATATGACTAGAGCAATGGGAGCGCTCGGACCTAATGCGACTAAGGAAGAATATATTGCTGCTGCTGAAACAGCAACTAAAATGGGATTAGTCCCTCCTCAGCAGCTAAAAGTATTCGCTGAGAGAGCAGCAGCGGCTAAAGATGCTCCTACATTTTATAATGAATTTATGACAACTGCTGCTACTGCTCAAGAGCAGATGAATTATCATTTAGGACAACGGCAAGATATTGGTGATGGCCAGACAGTTACTCCTGCTGTTACTAGTGTTAAGCCGGGATTTGGAGTTAAGCCTATTTCGTTGCCAGTGCAACAGCAGGCTCCTCCGACTACACCAACTGTTGATGATCAGAATAGGGCTAGAATGCTAGGCCCTCAGCCTGTTGCAGTTCCTGAAGGAGCCGTTCCAGCTAACACAGGCATTCCCGGCCAATTTAGACCGGGTGGGGCGCGTCCAATGCCTGTTGAGCCAATGGCCCCTCCAGCTCGCACAACCGGCCCTACAGGGCCTACCGTTCGGACTGACCCTGATGCGCCAGCCACCTTCGAGCAACGTACAGACGCGGCTTTCCCTAGGCCCTCAGGCCCTGCCCTTGGGGCTAGCCCTCTATTTGAGGAAGGCAAGAAAGCCTATACTGAGGATCAGCGAAATGCAGGGCAAAGAGCTTTTGCAATTAAACCTGCTATTCAAGCTTTAAAATTAATGCCGGGATTAGCAACAGGTCCCGGTACTGATCAATTTACCAGCTTAGTTGCTGCTGCTAAGGCATGGGGGATTTTAGATACTAAGGCTGAAAATGATCCAACTGTGTTAAGGCAGGAGTTAAATAAAAAGCTCGCTCAGTATGTGGGCAGTAGCCCTATTGGTCAGCGTTCAGATGCAGCTCAAACTTTAGCTGAAGCCGGTTCTCCTAATCCTAAGGTGCAGGTGACGCAAGCTTTACAGAATTTAACTAGAGACGCAATCGCCCTTGATCGTGTTCAAATCTTAAAGCCTCAAGCATTTAAAACTGAAAAATTCGACGATTATGTAAAGCATGGTGGTAATTTTCCAACTTCAGTAGATGAAAAAGCTTTGACGTTGGATTTAATGGATAGTAAAGAGCGTGATAAATTAGTTACTAAAATGACTTCTCAGTATAAGAATGGTGACGCAACCGAAAAGAAAAAAGCAGTTAGATTTTTTGAGACTTTAAAATTAGCTAAAGAAGCTAAGATTTATGATGGTGAATAATGGCTGACTTCAGCATTGATGATATTTTAGCTGGCATTGGTGAAAAATCTAAACCTTCTCAGGGTTTGGACATTGACGCTATTTTAAAAGGCTTTGAGCCTTCTACTAGTTATAGTGGATCAGAGAAAGTTGAAGGAAAGCCAACTAAGGTTATTATCAATACTGATCCTAAGCCGCCTATCTCTGGAATTTCTAAAGAAGCTTCTGACGAATTAAATCAGACTAGAGCTGAGCGCTTTGGTGGTGAAAATCCTAGGCGCAGTTTGCCCACAACTAATATTGTTGAAAACATTGCTAAAGATTACAAAGCTGGAAAGGAAATGGCAGGAAGCGGTATTGAAGATATTGCTTCTAATAAGCCTGCTAGTGGAGTTGGTAAGACTGCGCTAGGTGTGTTTCAGATGGGCACTGCTCCTATTTCTGGAGTTATCGAAGGAGGCATATCTACTCCTGTTACTGATATTACTGGTAATAAATCTATTGGTAATAAAGCTGGTATAGTGGCTGGCACTGCTATTCCTGTTGTTCCCGGTGGAGCAGCAGTAGTCAAAGCTATGCCTAAGAATAAGATGCTTTCTAGATTGGTAGAGGACATTGGGCCTGAAAATCTTCCTGCTGCTGTAGCTGCTTTAAAATCCAATCCTCGTTTAGTGCCTGCTGATCTGTCTCCTAAAGTATTGCAAAGCACTCAAGAACTATTTGCTAATGGTGGTCAGCCTGTAAATTATTTAAAAGCTGCTTCTGATGCTCGTATGGCAACATCTAAGGATAGCATTAATACTGCTTTTGATGCTTCTATGGGAGCTACTGTTAACGCAGCTAAGAAAATTGATGATTTAAAGAAGGCTGCTCAGGATATCGGTAAGAAAAACATTGAGCCTGTTTTAGCTGCTAAGCCTCATACTGATATTACAAGCCTTATTAAAGATATTGATACGGCTATCGGGCATCCGGCCATGAAAGCAATTAAGGAAGGTAAGGCTCCCCCTTTGCCTTTAACTCCTTATCAGCGTGAATTGCTAGATGTTAGAAATAAGCTTCGCAGCACTGATTGGCCTGATCGTCCTCAAATGTTTGCCTACACTGATCAATTGCACGATGCTCAGATTGCATTGCGTGAAAGCGCTCAAGCACTAAGCAAAAGCGCTACTGGATCAGAGCGGCATACAGGAAAGCAGTTATTAGACTTTCGCGAAAAGATGAAAGATGCTGTTGGCAAAGAATATAAGGAAGCATTAGGTAAGTACGCAGGGCAGAAGAAAATTGAAGAAGCTTTTCATTATGGTCACGATAAAATTTTAAAGAATAGCGTGAACGATTTAGAAAATGATCCGTCATTTTTTAAAAAATGGGTTGACAGCTCCTCACGTAAGCCGGGAGAATTAGAAGCAGCTAGAGAAGGAGCTAGGTTGCGAATTAATGCTGAGATTAATGGTACACGCTCTGCTGCTACCAATCCGGCTAGTAGAGGCACTGCCATTGGACAGAATGATTTCAATGCTCAGCGTTTAGAAATTTTGCTTGGGAAAGAAGAAGCTGAAAAGCTTTTAACTAAACTTGAGCATACTCGCATGGAAGCTAATACTCATAGTAAAATTTTTGAGGGTAGTCAAACAGCTATGCGTACTGACACTAAAGGGACTTGGAAACGTCCTGAAACAGCAGAACTAAATAATATGGCACCTTACGCGGCTGAAGCATTGGGCGCGTATACAACTGGTGTACCGGCAATCGGAGCATTAGCTTATCAAGGCTTAAAAGGCGCGGCCGCTGTAACTAATAAAATTAAAACAGCAATAGCTAAAGAAAATGAGGCTCAGTACGCTAAGTATGCTTTTCCAACTGAAGGTCCTAGCCGTGACGCTTTAATCGCTGCGCTTGAGGCTCAAATTCCCGGTCCTAAGCAATCTCTGTTGACTAGAGGGGCTGGCACTCTTTCTAGGCTTGTAGGTCCATAATTTAAATTGTAGGACGATAGGGTCTAGACAGCTCCATTTGAAGTAGGCCAAGATTATTAGTAGTGTGGGCATCCAAATTAATCTGCGAAATTTAAAAATTACCGTTAGCAGGAAAAGTAAAATGAAAACGTCCATTTTTAAAACTTTCTTATTGTCTTTGTGCATTGTTGCTAACACACATTTAGCTTACGCGCAAACGGCAAGCATTCTTCCTCCTGCCAAAACACAATATTTGGATAATAATGGAAAGCCTCTTACTTCAGGTAAAGTATTTAATTACATTCCGTCTACCACAACTTTTAAAACTACATGGCAGGACGCAGCCGAAACCATTCCGAATACTAATCCAGTTATTTTAGATGCTGGAGGTAGAGCTAAGATATTAGGAGATGGCTCATATCGGCAAATTGTAAAAGATAGATATGATAATGTTATTTGGGATGCAGTTACATCTTCCACTGGTACTAGCAGTGGAGGCTCTACTGCTACTGGAGACGGAGATTTAGTAGGGACAATTAAACCTTGGGCCGGGACAACTGCTCCTAATCAATATGCATTTACTTATGGTCAGGAGGTTTCTAGAACTACTTATGCTATTTTATTCACAGCTATTACTTCTTCTCAGTCTACATTTTGTAATTCTGGCAGTCCAACTCTTAGTGGATTAAGCGACACTACTAATTTTTGGATAGGCATGAGCTTAGAAATTTCTTGTGTTGCTGCTGGATTTTCTACTGTAGCTTCTAAAACTTCTACTACTGTCACAATGGCTGCTAACGCTAACGTAACTACCAATACTACTGCTATATTCTTTCCTTGGGGAAGGGGGAATGGCACTACTACCTTTAATTTACCAGATTTTAGAGGTTTTGCTATAGCTGGTAATAATAATATGGGTGGTGTTGCCAGCTCAATATTAACTACAACTTATTTTGGAGCAACTAATCCTAACTCTATTGGCGCATCTGGAGGAAATCAAAGCACTACGCTGTTGCCTGCTAATTTACCTCCTCATACTCACACTTCTTCTACTCTGACTGATCCCGGTCATACTCATACTTTAAATGGCTCTGTCTTAGTAGCTGGAGCTACAATAGGTGGAGGAGCTTTAATATCCAATACTACTGGAACAGCTCAATCTAGCACTACTGGTATAACTATTTCAGCAAATACTGGTACTAATGCTTCTGGTACGTCAGACGCTTTTTCTAGAGTATCCCCTTATAAAACTTCAAATTATATTATTAAAATAACTCCAGATGCTAATTCCGCTACTGCTAGTGGTGTTACCAGTATTCAAGGTATGACTGGTGATATTGCTTGCGGTACAGGATTAACTTGTACCGGAAACATTATTAGCGCTAATGTAACTACTGCTAACCCTACCTCCAATATAACTTTAACAACTATAAATGGAGTAGCTAGTACAGCTATGCGCTCTGATGCTGCACCGGCACTTAGTCAGGCTATTTCACCAACATGGACAGGCAATCACACTTTTACTCCATCTAGTGGTTTTGCTACTGTTACAAATGGGAAAAGCCAAGTTTACAATACTTTTGCAAGTGCTGTTCCTGACGCCATAACTGGAGCAGGAGTGTATTTTGAAACGCAAAGTGGCGGCGCTGGCTTAACCGGGACTGGCCCAATTAGTGGCGGATACTCCAGCATCATTGAGGGTACGGCTGGCAGTCTTGCTGTTATTGATAAAATTGGTTGGATTGGATCATGCTTAATTATAGTAAATGACGCTGCTGGTGGTGGCTGCTACGGTTTAAATAGCACCGCTATAGTTACTGGCACTGGTGCAATCAATCGTTTAGTTGGCCATGAAGCTGATATGGAGATTAGAGCTGGCGGATCAGCTAATTATCGCTACGCTTATTCAGCAGTTAATGCTAGTGTTGGACAAGCTACTATCTTTGATGCTGCTTATATGGCTGGAAATTTTACAGCAATAAGCGGCGCATTTAAATGCTTACTGTGTTTGACTAATTCTTTAGGTTTTGCTCCTATTGATCCTACTGGAAAAATATTTGGCTCCGATACGGCATACACTATTGATACTGTTCTTGATGTTAGTAATGCTACTATAACATCGTGGCTTTGGAACCATACCAACAGCAAAATGTCAGGTAATGGTGAATTTACTTCTGTTGATGTTAAGGTAACTGGTGGTCCAGCTACGATTACTACTGGACAAGGAACTATTGGAGCAAGTGCTAACTCTGGTTTGATTTTTAAAGGCCATGGTGCTATTCAGGATATGCAATGGATAAACAATTTAGGAGGAACTGTTTGTGTCGTCGCAACTGGAACTACTACACTAAATTGTAATACTATAACTATTGCTAATGCTCTTGGGGTTGCTAGTGGAGGGTTAGGTACAACCTCTGGAACTTCAGGAGGAGTGCCTTATTATTCGAGCGCTACTACAACCGCTTCTTCCGCACTTCTTACTAATAACGCATTAATGACAGGTGGAGGAGCAGCCGCTGCTCCTAAGGTTCTAGGTTCATTAGGAACAACTACGACTGTTCTACATGGAAATGCTGCTGGCCCTCCTACGTTTGGCGCTGTTGATTTGACTGCGGATGTAACAGGCATATTACCAATAGCTAATGGTGGTATGGGTAATGCCGCTTGGACTTCATTCACTCCGACATTTACTTGCGGAACTGGAGTTTTTACTACTGCCTCAGCAACTAGAATGACAGTTGGCAAAACAACTTTTATTCAATTTGATACAACTCTGTCTACATTAGGCTCTTGTACTACCCCATTTACATTTACTCTACCTACTACTCCGCAATCAGGAGGAGCCTTAATGGGGCTTGAGGCAACTAACACTAGCTCTGCTATTTCTTGTCAGCTTACAGCAGCAAGCGCAACAGCCACATGCCGAAAGAATGGAAATGTAGCTGCTGCTGTTAACGATAGGCATTTAGTTACAGCAGTGTATACTAACCAATAAAAGGAAATTAAATGATTGACCGTAAGAAATTCTTTGATGGAGTTAGACAGCAACCTTTCTATGGTAAGCTGACTAAAGGTCAAGTTCAAGGTATGTCAGCTATCCTAGACGAATGGGAAAGGCGTAAGCTGACTGATTTGCGATGGCTTGCCTACATGCTTGGTACAGTCAAATGGGAGACTGACCATACTATGCAGCCTATCCAAGAAGGAGGAGGTATTAAATATTTAAAATCTAAAAAATACTATCCTTGGTATGGTCGCGGATATGTGCAGCTCACTTGGGAGAAAAATTATCAGCGTTTTCAAATTAGAGTTTTAAAATTATTCGATAAAGATATTATTGCTGATCCAGATTTGGCAATGGAGCCGGATGTTGCAGCCTTCATTATGTTTGAAGGTATGATTAGAGGTGAATTTACTGGTAAAAAATTATCAGACTATTTTAATGATACCAAAACAGATTGGCTTAACGCTCGCAGGATTATTAACGGAACTGATCGAATGGCAGAAATCGCCGCGATATCCAAACAATTTTATGCTGACTTGATGCTTTAAGCTTGTAGTTCCATTTAAAATATTTTACAGCCTTTGATAGAAAGGAAATTTTAAGATGGCATTTTCAGTAGAAACTATTGGTAGATTGTGGGCATCAGGCCGCAATTACGCAAATTTAGGTATGGGTTTTGCTGCTGGCATTGGTGTTCTGTCAGCAGCTCAAAATCAGGGCATTAATGATGCACTAACTCAAATCTACAATGGCGTTTCGCAGGTTGTCACTGGAGCAACTTCACTTTGGCAGATTGTAGCTGTAGTAGCTGCTCCTATTATTGGTCCTTTACTAGCTCGAATGGCCAGCAAGTCTGCTAAGACTGATAGTCAAGCCGCTGCTGTTACCGCTGCTATTAAGGATACCGCCACTCCTATTTCTGCTGAAGTCAAAGCTTCAGTATTAGAAAGCGTAGTCAATATTGAGGAAGTTAAGACTCCTGTAATTAGAGTTGCTGATCCTGTTTTAGCTAACATGGTCCCTTCTGATAAAGTGGTAGCAATTAAATGAAAAAGCTTATAGCAATTGTATTAGCGTTAGCTCTTACAGGTTGCGTAGGAGAATTTGGCACTCGCATTACAGATAGCATTTCAACGGTTAAAGATACTGTTGCTGCTGTTGCTAAATTTACTATTACTCAGGGTCAGCTTGATACAGCTCGCACTAGCTATAATGGAACAGTGTTAGCTTCATTGCGTCGTTATGCTCTCCTGCCGCGCTGTAAGACAGGCCAAAGCTTAACCATCAATAATCCTTGTCATGATAGGCTCATGCTAGTGAAAATTCGTAATGCCGATAAGGTTGTAGGACAAGGATTTAAGGATACTCAAGCTAGACTTGATGCTGGTGATGATAGTGGAGCTGTTCTAGCTTACGATACTCTTAAAATTGCAATTGATACTGCTAAGGCTCTTATTGCTAAAAGTGGAGTTGAAGTATTATGATTAGCATAGCTTCAATTAAATTAGCGTTATCTTTAGCTATGACTGCTTATCAATTAGGTAAGGACGCAGCCCCTTACATTAAACTCGCATACGAAATTCAGTTTAAAAATAAAGTTTTGACGGCTGAAGAACGTAAAGCGATGGAGGATCAGGAACAATCTTGGCGCTCAGAGATTGACGAAATCATAGCCAAAGATGCAGCGGCTACTGATTAAAATTTAAAAAACTGATCCAAATTGACCAAGGCTAGGGAGCATTTTTCTATTATGGATCAGGAAGTATTAAAACTTGGAATTGCTGGTATCGTATGCGCTATTTTAATATGGGAACTTCTTAAGTCTGAAAAACGAGAAGAAAAAAAAGACATTCGCATTCAGATGCTAGAAAATCAATTACGTGAAAGCTATGACGAAAGAGTATCGGCAGCAGATAGAATAGGTGATGCTCTACATGGCCATGCTTTAGCTTCTAATAATGCGGCTATAGCTCTACAGCACTTAACTTCAGAAGTTAAAGAATTAAAAGGCCGAAACAATGGATAAGATATTAAACCAGTTCCGTAGAGTATACGCTGATAATGGTTCTGGTGATGTAGACTTTACCCAAGATGAAAAACGGCTAAGGGAAGCTCAGGAGCGTTTGGCTCAAGCGACACAAGAGCTTGTGCGGTCCTCAGAGCGCTTGAACGCAGCGGCCATGAACGCCTATCCTCCCGAGGAGCAGCAGCTAGGTGAGGAGCCAGCTCCTACGCAGCTCCATTAGCAGGGACAGGGGTAGCGTTCGTTATTCCCGGCTCCCGGCTCTGAGACAGCGGCAAAAACGAAAGGCCCCTAGAAGGGGCTTATTTCGCGTCTGGAGGGGCATCCGTATTTTACCGGATTTGAAAACAGGTTCCGTAGATACTATGCTTAAATCTATGTCTGGTAGCCAACATAGATGGTTCCCCATTGCTTGCCTTAGCCTAGCTGGAGGAAGCTTTTTAGCATTGATTAAATTTGTTTCAATGCTTCTTTAGCTTCTGTTTAGCTTGCCAAGCTCGTATATGCGGCAATTTCCTTGCGTTATCGCAAGCTTTGCAGATGGTTCTTACCATTAATGTTCTTAAATAGCTAAAATCCTGCCCACACTTACGGCAAGTGCTGATTTGGGGGACTGGTTTACGGATTATGCGGGGCATTATAATCATCCTAATAGAAGTAAGGCCCCAATTAAGGGGCCTTAAAGTTTTGCTAGGGCATTTAAGCAGAGTGCCTTACCTTCTGTTTTTGTTAGCCTTATTTTGATACTGCAATTTTTATTTGATTTAGTTCTTTTTCAGTAAGTTTAACAGGAGAAGCGCCTTTAAGTACCTTAGCGAATAGCTTTAACATTTGATTGGTCGTCATAGAAAATCTCCATTTGCTGACAATCCCTTTCTATACGGTATTATTAATTAGTCAACACTTATTTTTAAAAAAATTCGATTTGCTTAGGCTTAGGACTATACCCAATATCCTCCAATATCTCTTTAGCATATCGAATATACCAATCATAGTTTATATCGTCAGGGAAGCTCTCTGGCAGCTCCATACAGGGCTTGGCTCCATCAGTATCAGCCACCTTATTTCCAGCCTGTACCGTTTGTATGCAGCCTAGTTCGCCTTTGGCATAGTACCAGCGAATGACCTTTCCTAGGTACTCTCTGTTTTTGTGGGCACCGGGAGACTTGGCTTGCCGCACTGCAATAAATCTGGTGAAGTCCCGGCATTCTTTAATAGTCTGCTCAATTGGTATTCCATGAGCTAGCAGCTTTTCTACAGCATCAGAACAAATTAAAACAAATGGGTTGGTATCCAGCTTAGTCCCTGACTGTGAGCCCACTTCTGAGTATGGGCCTTTCTTTTTAATTCTATCTTTTTCTTTTAATTTGCCAGTCTCTTTATCACGTATCATTTCATCAGTTTTAACAGCAAAATAAGCATTAACATCTCTAGCATAATAAGCTGAGTATTCAGTTTCCTCAGTATCAAATCTAGTCTGCCGTTCCCATGCTTTAATAATGGCATCAAGCTTTTCCTGATCAGCCCTGTCATGATAAATAACAATACCATCTGTGTTAGCCGATACTACTTCTAATCCAGCATTAACTATCATCTCTATCAGCATTAGAATGCTTAGCTGACAAGTCAGGTTCATTTGCATTGTTAAATGAGGAGAGCGCAGCTTAGACCATAGATCACTAAATTTGCCTGAAGTGCCATTAAGGAAAATCTTTAATCCTTTATCCTTAGTGAAGTTCTTTTTTAATTTGGCTTCTACTCTTTGGTCTCTAAAGCCTCCGAATACAGTTAAAAAATTAGGCCCTGCTCCTACAGGATACAAACCTAAATTCAAAATGCAGGCAGGATAATAGCTTCTAACATCTCTATCAGTCAGCTTCTTTTTTTCATTAGCTTTATAAGCCACATTCTTTTCAGTAGAGTGCAATCCACCAATACCAAAGCTATAGGTTAGATTGGCTATCTTTAAATGTGCATCTATGCCTTCAGGAGTTTCGAGATAGCCATGAGGCCCAATCATAAATTTGGCTTTCTTGCAAACCTCCAAAAAGTTTTGCAATACTGGCGTAGTAAAGTTTAAGAAGCTTGGAGCTTGATAGTAATAAGGCCCTGATTTGATATCAGGACGTTCAATCTGTTTTCCGTTTAATCGGCTAATTTCCTTGGATAGGACAATTTCTGCCATCTGAGCATCTGACTTGCTCCTTAAGTCCTCCCTGTATTCATTACCTATGACTTCGCGCAACTCAATGCGCTCTTTCATAAAGTCAAAAAGCTCCTCAGTAATATCTAGCTGATTGCAGTTAAACTTTTTAATCTCTCCTATCTCAAATTCAGTTAGATCAGCATTGATATCAAATGGCTGATCCTGAATGCTCCTTGTGTGCAATCTAGCACCATAAAGCCTGAGGCTCCCTTTGAGTGGCGCAACTTCAATTAGGTCTATATGATTGGTTTTAAAAATTTGAAAGCCATAGTTACGCTTCAGCTCCCATTCACGCATTCCTCCGACAATCAAATCATTGACTGCATCTTTTAAAAGGCTGGCATCTTGATAGTGATATGCCATCCACAATATCAACAAATCAAAATTGATGGAGTTAAAACCAACTGTTCTATAATTGTGCATTAGCCAAGATAGAAATTGCGGATTAAAACTCCGGCCTTCTCCACACTCCAGCTCTACAAATTTTCCTGTAGTGTGGAGCTTGAATGTGATCAGGAAATAATTTAGATAGCATTCCACATTGAGGAACAGCGTTCCTCCTACATTAGCCATTAGCTCAGCATCAGTTAAATATTGTCGTTGCCTGAATGGACGCGGCTTGTAAGGCAGCAGCTCTACTTTCTTATCTAGAACTATTAAACCTTCATCGTTTAGAAGCATTAGCCAACAATCCTAGTTTTAATTTTTCTATCAAAGAAAATTAAACCATTATACATTGTCACCATTCTCCAGCCAATCTCATTGTACTCTTTTATTTTATCTCTTGTCTCCTCAAGAGAGGAAGGAACAGGAATGTCTATAGTTTCGTATTTAATCATTTGAATAACCATATCATAGTTAGAGCTAAGGTAAATTGATGAATGAGCTGATCAAGTCCGATAATGACAAAGAAATTATGCCAATCTTGTTTAGCGTACAGCTTAGAGGACCATCGACTAGTGCAATAATCTGTAGCAAAATGCAGAACGCCATTTAAAGCTACAAAAATGAATAAATTAAAATCTTTTGGCATTCCAAATATAAATGGAGATGCTATGGCTAGCATTAGCGTATAAACACCAACATGTCTTGCTAATGCTTCATTATTTTTACTCTTATTCTGAGCTTGCCAATGAGTTTGTAAAACAAAATCTGCAAACCAATGGATTACCAACAATACTAAAAATTGATAAATCATATTCTTTGCCTCCCTGAAATAACTCCCCTGCTTACATCTCCTTGAAAGACTAAGCAATAGGTACTGTCATGAACACCGTTAGCCATCCAATCAATTTTTTTGACGAAAGGTTTAATGATTTTTAACTGCTTAATTGGATATACAAAGCCTGCTGGTATTCCTGCGCATTCATAACTAGCTCCTACTCCTTCATCAGCATGAGAGCGAAGCATATTTAAACCAGAATAGACATTACCATCTTCTGAAAATGGCTCAATCGCGTCAAGTGCTTTAAAAAATCCAGCGTCTATCGTCCATAGATTTGCCTGTCTGTTTAAAATAGCAGATACATCCGGCCATTCATCATTATAAAGCTGCGTTCTTAGCCAGCAGCCATCTTCAAAATAGAATGTAGCTGAATTAGAGCTAAATCCAAATCCAGTTAAATTCTTTTTTTGCTTAGCCAGAGCTGCAACAAACTGTTTAGGTAGCGGCACATTAGGAGGAAGGTCCAAACCATGCCAATACTCCATCAACATAACTCGATTTGTAGATATGACTGACGGCCCATTCATAAGCACTGATGCAGTTAAAATGTGTTGAGCGTTCTCACTAGCCAAAACTCCTACCGCTTCTACAGCCTCTTTAAAAGCGTTTGTAATGCCCACAATCTTAGGATCAGGTAACGCAGTCTGCATCAGGTCAGGGTCAAGACAAGGAACAACAGCTTTAAACTTACCTGACTTAATCGAGAGCCTACCGTTATCTAATTGCGTAAGTGAGAAACTATCGTCACATTTTGACAAGGCTTCAGCCAACAGCATAGTGTGGGCATAACAGGTAATGTCCTCAGAGATAGGACTACCAGCAGCGACAATGCCATTAAAAGCGATAGCCCAATTATTCCGCAATCCGATATGCGTTTCATATGGTGCCCCTAGCTTCTCACTCACTACACTACAAAATTCTATAGCCTGAAGAAGGCTGGATTTGGTTTCATTTGATTTAGAGCCGGGAGATTTACGGGACATTTAGGCTCCTAGGACAAAGCATAAAGCATCTTCAGCATTCATCTTTTCAGGAATTAAAAAATTAAGTTTCATTTTATTTGAAAAATGCAAAGTTGCTATTTTGTAAAAGTGATAAGGAGTGTTCATGTAATCAGGAGTTCTATTTTCCCTAAAGGCTTTTAAATCTTCTTCAAAGCTAGGGATAGTGAACACTACTTTAGCCCGTACTCTAACTACATCATGCTCAGTATGATAGCTAGCAACTTCTACAATTTGACCATTAGCCAAACCGCCTATACATTTCATTTTCATTTTATTACCTCAGAAGGGGATATCGTTATCAAAGCTATCGCTTTCTTTAAACTTCTCACAACCAAATACAATAATCCTAGCTGGCGGTCGTACATTAAACATTTTACATCGCTCAGGTTCATTTTCAAAATGCTCGCATACAAGACAACTTTGAAACATCATATTTTTAGGAGTAACTTCTTTTAAAACACCAATGACAGAAGCCAGAAGCTTGCTTTGCAGCTCTATGTTTCCTATTGAGCGGAATTTTAATTTAACGTCGCTCATGAATTTAGCCCATGCTCTTTTCTATACGTCTGCCACCTTTTAGCTTCATCTTTTTCAAATAATTCAGGATGACAGCAAGAAAAATCAGGGCAGCATTCATTGTCAATATTATTATGATAAGGCTGACCCATTGCCCATTTTAAAGTTTGAGCTTTAACACGTTCTTTATATGCTTGGCTCAAAACTCAGCTCCCAAAATCTCCGGATGTTTCTTATTCGTATGCACTCGAATAAACCTAGGACAACGCAGCTCACTAATTTTTAAAAGTGCTGCGTCAACTGTAGCAGGAGGCTCCTCTTTATGCCTCCTTCTCCACCAATCTCTAGCGATTTTACCAGCCATTCCTCCATGCTGCAAGCAAATATATTCGCTGTAAGGTGGCCTGCCTAGTACGAGATACGTTGCTTTAATGGTTGGTAAGCCTGATCTGCTGTCATGCTTTTGATAAGTTGCAGTAGCTACATTCAATGTTTCTACTATTGGAGTTTCTTCAACAGCAGCAGCTCGAATTAATTCATCTGTTCCAGCCTTAGAAACAATTTTAACTTGAAAACTAAACTCAGCTCCACACTGGATACAAAACCTGACCCTTGGATGATTATAGCAGCCGCAAGCTTCACAGATTTTAATAGGAAGCTCTCCAGCTCCAACGCCCTTTTTATTTGGTATTCTAGGGTCATTGATAGGACCTAGGCGCGGCGTATTACGCGCGAAGTCCAATACTAAACAATTTTCTTTAGCAGGTCTGGTGCCTCTCCCTAGCATCTGTACCCATAGCGGTACCGACAAGGTTGGTCTGAGCATTCCAATCAAATCTATCTCTGGATGATTAAAGCCAGTGGTGAGTTTGCCGTAGTTAACAATCGCTCTAAGCTCATTGCTTTTAAACGCTCTAATAGCAGCGTCATTGTATTCAGCAGGACGTTTAGAATGGACAGGGGCACAGTCAACACCAAATGCTCCCAACTGCTCAGCAATATGCTCAGCGTGTTCAATTCCGCTTGCGAAAATGAGCCATGATTTTCTATTGGCTCCAGCATGGCAAAGCTCCTTTAGCGCGTTAAATGTTATCTCTGCTTTGTCTACTGCTCCTTGTAACTGAGTGGCGACAAATTCACCTTTTTGAATGCCTACATCAGATACATCAAGCTCAGTTTTAGTACGCAGTGGAATAAGAGGAGCCATGTAGCCAGCGGCTAGCAGCTCGTTAAAGCCTTCTAAATCTGTCTTGTCATAAACTACATCAGTGAACAAACCATTTTCTGTGATCATGCCCATACCCATACGGTACAGGGTAGCACTCATGCCGATAATTTTTAAATTCGGGTTGATTAGTTTTAAAAAAGCAAACAAGGTTTGATATTGACTGCTCTCCTCTGAAGAAACTAAATGAGCTTCATCCACAAACGCGATATCACGATGACCAAACCAGTCAGGATGTTTAATCATTGACTGCACTCCACCAAAAATAATTGGCTGAGCCGTCTGTTTCAGTTTAAGGCCACTCGAATAGATACCAAGAGGAGCCTCAGGCCAGAGTTTTAAAAGCTCGTCTGCGTTCTGTTGTATCAGCTCCTTAACATGAGTGATCATGAGGAAACGCTGATTAGGCCATCTCCTCATAATACCCTGAATGAACGCAGCAGGAAGCACGCTCTTACCAGTACCAGTAGGAAGCCCTATTAAAGGATTACCATGAGGATTGGTTAGGAAGAAATTATAGAGCGCGTCTAAGGCTTCCTGCTGGTAGTAGCGAAGTTGGATGGTCATTTAAACCAAGTCTCTAGCGATTTGCCAACAGCTTCACTAATTTCTTCAGTAGTCGCTTTACGAGGAATCGCGTCTACCCATTCTGTGCCATAAGGCCAAAATACTCTTGCTTGCTCAGTATCTCCGATACGCTCATTTAATGTGATTGACCCATCTAAAAATAAAGTCTCATGAATTTCATTTGCCTGCTGAGAGTAAGTATCTCCCGGTTTATATGCCTCTCTATACTTTGCGTAAAGAATACAAGATTTTAAAGGTGACTTACTCAAACCACCACCTTCTCCAGTTTTAATAGTAGTATAGCTATGAGTTGGCAAAATCTCATTTATTTCTAAATCATATCGCTGATTAGAAAATCTACCAGCAATAATTAAACTTTTAAAATCCCAAGGATGATCATGGATAGTCGAAACATTTTGTACAGTAAATTTGCTATCCCATAAATTAAGTCGATACTTCTTAGGAAGCTCAGGAGGACCAAAATAGGTGCGCAAGAAGCCAAATCCTTGCACAGTCCATTCTCTATTTTTATCTCTAAGAATAGTGGATACGAGAGGTTTTATAAAAGTCAAATCGGTAGCCATTGGTCACATCCTTGCTGTTGATTTTCTTCACAGTATAAAGCGGCACGTCTTAATATAGCCGGACTGTCTTTAAAATGTCCAATCGCAGTATTGCAGCTCCAACAAAGTATACCTCTAACCTTTTTAGAATTGTGGCAGTGATCTATGCAAGTTCTTTTGCCCATATCCAAACCTATTTCACATATGGCGCATTTACCGTTTTGTTTTAAAATTAATGCTTCATATTGCTCTTGCGTTATTCCATATAGTCTAAGCCTAGCATCTTGTTTTCCTTTCCATTCATAATTTTTAGCATATTCTCTATCTTTAGCTTTGCCCTTTTCAGTAGCTCGGTAAGCTTCTTTTGAAATTTTTAAACAATCTAAGCATTGTCCATATTTAGCATAACGTAAAGTCTGATGGCCTTTAGGACAAGGCTTATCAGGCATATACTTGGCATGACCTAAAAATTTAGCTACTGCTCTAGGGCTACCTTTAGCTACAGCTTTTCCAAAACTATAAGCCATTTTAAATTGGAAACCACTTATCGCACGCAACAGGGATGAACTCAGGAGGTATCACGCCATGTAGTGAACAGGTCCAGCTCGCATCTTCAGTTGGTGAAGCATTGCGGCATGAACGGCAATTCTTCTCTGGCGTAGCCCCATCATGGCAAATCTTAGCTAGATGACAATATTTACAATCATATGAAGCGGGATTTTCAGAGATACGAGGAGGAGGCTCTTTAGAAAATATAATCTGCTCAGCTTTCTTTTCTAATTGCGCTCCATAATTCCAATCAAGTTCTATAACTTTAAAAGTTATGTCGCTGTCATTTTTATTTTCAATCATATAGATACAGTAGCGAATACCTCTCTTGTATCCATACTGACATTCTTGTGCCCAATGAAGGGGCTTAGATTTTTGCAAAGTTTCTTTGCTTACTTTTTCGTATCCGGCTCCAGTGTTATTAGTTTTAAAGCTGAGAGACAATAAAATATTACCTACAATCTCATAACGAGCTGGAGGAATGCATTCACCATCTAGCGAGCCTCCATAGTGTCCCCAAGCTCCAGAGATGCGGAATTGCTTTCCATCTTCATCAAATTCTCTAACAGTAAATCCAATGCCGCGAAGATAGGTCACAAATCTAGGCTCAGCAGAATGACCTACATTAAATAGGCGCATCATGCGACCATCAAAGACTTCATTCTTAACCCAACGAAACTGATACCAGAGCTTGCGCCAGCAAGGATCACCTAAAGTTGAAGCTCCTAAATGGTTTCTGTGACCTTGCTCGTAATAGCTAGCGCAAAAAGCATCAATATCAGCATCTAGCAATTCTTCTAGCTTTTCACGGTCTGAGGCTTTGGAAAGGTCAAGCATTTTTCACCAACGTATCAATATAAGTAGTCCATACTCCACGGCTAGTCTGCTCTTTCCAAGATAGTCCTGTAGCACATAGAGCATTATACTGAGCCTCATTAGGCTCTCTTAAATATTTTAAAGCTGCTGCTAAGCTTTCCACCATTCTCAGTTTAAAACTTTCATCAGTTTCTTCCCAAGTAGGTTCACAACATTCTAAGCCTTCATTAAATTTTTCATAAGCTGCTTTTGCTGCTAGCTCTAAATGTGTAGGCATACATTCTCCATTTAAAAACGGATTGCTAATAGGTGCGGCTCTACTAGCAATCCGTAAGTTTGTTTAACTGTTACTGCTGCTTCTTATTCACCTTGGACCCCAAGGAGGAGCAGCCCCACCGGCCTGCTGCCCTCCCGGTTGCCAAGCTCCACCAGCAGGATTAGGCTGCTGTTGCTGGACATTAGGCTGCTGTTGGGTCTGAGGCTGCTGAGCGTTCGGCTGTCCCCAACCTCCCGGCTGCTGTGTCATTGGTGTAGGTCCTCCCTGAGGCTGCTGCTGGCCTTGCGGCTGTTGTGTAAAGCCTCCTCCAGCTTGACCCTGCTGAGCCTGATTAGGCTTGCTCGGATCATTACCAGCAAGGTCATAAACACGCTTCAGTTCAGTATAGCCTTTACGGTCAGGGAATGCAGGATCAGGCTGTTCATCTTTTTGATAGCCAATATCCATTAAACCTTTAGCGCCGCGCAAGGCTGCACATTCATTCATGCCATCAATTTGAAAAACACCAACCGCGCGGCAAAGTGCGGAAAGCTGACCATATGCAATTTCTACAGTCTTAGGATTATCATTCCTAATATTGTAAATGTTTCGCACCACTCCAATGGGGCTAGTATACTCTATAGAAAGATAAGCTTTAACATTTTGTGGAGTGCTATCTTTAGTTTCTTTAATTTCCGTATTAGTAATTGTGAACGGAATTTTCTGAGCAGGAGGATGGATGCCCATTCCGCCCTGATTAGGCTCATACTGATTAGCGTTAAAATTCCAAGGAGCTTGCATTAGTTTTAATCCTTAAGTGCGAGGTGAACCATCAGGGTTGCGAGTGATGCAAATATTTGCCCACATGCAAACCTCACGGAATTTGCGGAGTAGATAAGTTTTGTCAGGCCCATCAGGAAGCAGGGCTTCCATAGCGTTAGCATAAACAAAAGCTCTCTGTCTAGCCTCCTCCATATCTTTTAACTGAGGCTCAGTAGGTTTTAAATATTCAAAAGTTGAGTTGTGCATATTTAAATCTTTCCGATAAGCTCGTTCAAACGTCCAATAGAATTGCTAATTCTATTTTCAAAACGAGTGATGGTTTCCTCTAGCTGCTGACATAGTGAAAGCTTAACAGGACCAACTTGGTTCTCAGAAACTTTCCATCCTGCCTTAATAGCTTGATTACGGGACAGAACTACAATACCGGGATTAGGCTTTCTATACCTTCCTCGCTTAGTGCCCGGCTTAACGCCACGCTTTTTAGCTTTTGCTTTCTTAGCCATTATGATTGTCCCCATGCTTTAGGAGCTTCAGGAGCAACAGGGACAGGAGGAGCCGCAGGCTCAGCCTTATCAGGCTCAGAGAAAGTCTTAAGACGCTTATTGAGGTAGTTGATACGCTCAACAATATCAGACTTATCTGTATTAACGATAGCACTATGAACGTCTAAGTTTCTACCGTGATAAGCCATTAGACATTGAATTTCATCTTCAGTTAAGTTGCAAGATTTAGTCTGCATTTGATTTCCTTTTAATAATTAATGAGTGGTGGAGCTGACATTGCTTTTTCAATAAGCAATCCAAAATTAGGAGGCTCATAGTCAGCTAGGTTGCCTGTCCTGTTGCGAGCCATGACATTCATATTTCCATTGCATTGAAAAGCTAAATGCTCTCCCGGCATATTAGGGATTGCTTGCGTCTTAGCTAGCCTTAGAATGAAGTCATATAAATGAGGAACATCTACAGGAAGGACTTTGCCGGGGAAGTATGGTCTACGCAACGATTGATAGTCTACGTCTGCTATTTCCTCCTTACAAATTAGATATACATGCTTATAGCGAGTGTAAAACAATGTACGCAAATGCTCCATTGTATTTCTCGCCATATCTCCATAAGCAGCTTGCCCATGAACCTTATTGCCAGCTTTGCTGGTGCCTGTCAGAGCAGCATTTAAATAAATATCTGCCATCTGAGAGCCGCTATCAATTCCTAGCGTATCAAAATTTTTTGTTTCAGTAGAATTAAAAAACCATTTAAAAAATTCATCCACTCGCTGAGAAGTGTAAGCTTCATATGTGGGAATAGTTGAACCGCGCATAGACAGCAATCCAGCTTCAGTAGCTAGCAGCACTGGCCTAGGAGCTGTATTTAAAATTGGTGTTTTGCCAGTACCAGCAGGGCCGTACACAATAGCTTTTACACCAAAGTTATTGGCATGGTCACCAGCAGCTTTTAAATCTCTAATGTCCATTAGGATTGCTTTTCAATAATTAGAACGTCAATTTCATCTTTAAATTTGTCTAAAGCAGCATTTGTGATTTCTTCTCTACGCTTAACTCTCAATTTCATATTATCAAAAGTTTCAAACAAAGCTCTGCCAATTTTAGTTTTACCTGAGCCTTTAATACCTTCAATTGTGATTGTGATCATTTTTTAATCCTATCATCTTTAAATTCTATCGGAATAAAACCATTTGTAGCAATTCGAGCTGCACAAATGCCGTCAATGTTAATCCAAATCATTAAGCCATCATGGCGTACATTAATTTCTACGCCAGCCTTAGCGGCTGTATCGCCTAGATATCGAACCTCTTTAAATTCAGGAGGGTTGATCATTTCTAATTGCTTTCTTTCTTCTTCAGCTTCTCTGCTGTATTCCTCCATTGCAGCCATTTCCCATTTAGGCAATGGTCCTCTATAATGAGCTTCATACTCTGCCCTACTAGGGAAGCCTCTATGGCCTGTCATTTTTTCTTCCCCTTAGGCTCTTTAATTTCTAATGTCGGAGCAGCTTCAGTGATGGTCAGCATCTCGCCAATGATTGACAATGCAGTCTGAGCAAACTGGCTACCTTTCTCTTTATCCTCCTGAAGCTGACGATACTCAGTCAGCAGGAAGTTTGGTTTCCAGCTTACAAGCCTATCGGCAATCGCTGAGCCTGCTGCTCCCATATTAGCTAGCTTTTCAAGGCAAGCCTCTACAGTATCATTGTCAGCTAGGTTGTAATTGTATTTAACTCCAGCCTTAAGCTGATATCCTTCCCCAAGCTCCTTAGTATTCATACCTTCTTTAGGCTTAGGAAATTCGCGCGTTACAATATATTTACGCAGCTCCATTTCCTCAGCTTTGGCAGTTTCAATAGCGTCTTTCTTCTTCTGCCATTCAAGAAGCAATTCATCATTAGTCAGCTTATCGTAAGGAGAGGAGGGCTTAGGGTCTGAGGGCCAAGCTGTAGCAGTCTGAGTAGGCCAAGCATTATTCATTTTAAACTCCCAACACCTTTCCAGCATAGCCAAGGAACATAGCAAAGCAATAGAAACCTAGTCCAGCCATTAGGAGCCAAAACATAATGCCGCCTATGGTCCAAGGATTAGGCATTAGCTAGCCTTTTTGACTATGGGCCAAGCATTAAGACTTTTGCTAGCTTGGCTTTGCTCAATAATACCAGCCTCAATCTTAGCTCCATCGGCTTTATCAACCAACACCTTATCAATCTGGTGCTGCATTCGTCCAGAGCGATCAAATAACAATGCCAGCCTAATATCAATTAGGTCCAAGAAAGCATCATCATTTTCATCCCACTTAGCAATACCTAAGACTGTAGTGTGGGCAGACATAAAGCTACGGCGCATTGCAGTACGATGCTCAAGCCATAGAGCTTTATCATCAGTATCTAGTGATTTAAGAATTTCGCGAACATCAAGCATTAGAAGGCTCCTTATAGCCAAGCTTTTTGAGCGCTGCGTTTAATTCTTTAAGTGACTTGGCCAGCCTATCACGATTTGCAGTATGACTATCCAATGTAGCTTGAGCAGCTTTAACATTAGTGTCGTAGTTATCATGCTGCTGAGTTTCTACAAGACGCTTGTTGAGCAATACATTGATAGCTGAATTAGGATGATCCACTTTAGTTTCCTTTATAAAATCAACTGCTGTTGCGAGCATAGTGTTTTGACGTTCAATATAGCCATCAGGAATATAAGTTAGTGGTCTACTTTGCCTATACCTTCTGTCACTCATTATATCTTCATATTCATTGCGGCATCTATTGCAGCCACATTTACGCAATTCATATAATTTTTCATCAATGTTTCTACAAGACATTATTTTACCTCAATTACTTTGCTCTTAAAGCTGATGATAAAATTAACAAAGACTAGCGCTTCATCTTCATCATCAAATTGAGCGCTAGCTGAAACTGAATAGACTTGCTTTGGCATTGGAGGAGCAGGCTGATTAAAAGGAGGGGCGGGCATTGGAGGAGGAGCTAGCGAAGTGACGGAATTAGGATTGATAGTTAAGCTAATATTTTTCATTTTCCATTCTCTCATTTAATATTTAAACCGACAGTTATGGTGGGATAATATAGCCTCTCATTTCTGAGCTACTTTTTAGGTAGACGGCTCATGGTGCCTCCTTTTGCTATCGCCGGATACCCCCGGCAGGGCCTTTTGAGTGGTCGCAGCATACAGGGAGGAAAAATGAAGTCAACGAGAAATTTTAGCTTGCCATAAAAAAAGTTGTAGTGCATTTTGGCAACTCGAAAGGAAGCCTTCCCCTCATGCCTACAGTTTTATATAAAGACTTCAATACGCTACCTGATGTTTCGGCAGTATATGTAGTGTGGAGAGGCGCGGAATGTCTATATGTAGGAAGCACATTAAGGCTGCGTCCTAGAATTAAAGGGCATCACAAAAAAGAGTTATTTTTAAATACCGATACTATTGAATACTTTCCTTGTGATGTTCAATGGCTGGGGACATATGAAGCTCATAAAATCAAAGAGCTTCTTCCGAAGTTTAATTCTTATAGCAGTAGAAAAAAAATAGCAGGGCCTAACAATATGAGCTTGTCTTTAGGCAAGCCTTATAGCCCTTTAGGTATGAATGAAGCTACTTCATTTAGAGATCATACTATTTATTTGCTCAACTCGCAACATGAAAAAAGTTTGGCTAAAATAGCAAAAGATTTAAATTTAAATTATGCTTGGTTGTCTGCATTTAGTAGAGGTAAATGCATTAATCCCGGTGTAAATACAGTACAGAAGCTATATGAGTATCTTACTGACTCTAAGCTGGCTGTATAATATGGTTGGTCTATTCAGCAATATCCCTGATGAATTGCGCCGTTTAAAACAATGGTGCTTGTGGAAATATGAGGACGCAGGAGCTGCAAAGCCTACTAAGGTCCCGTATCAACCTAATGGTAGATTGGTTAGCGTAAATGAACCTACAACTTGGTCAACATTTGAAGATTGTTTTAATTCTTTCAATACAGGTGGCTACTCAGGGATTGGGTTTATCTTTAGTGATAGTGACCCTTACTCGTTTATTGACCTAGACGACGCTGAAGGTGACAATACAGTATTAGAGAGACAACTTAAAGTCTTTCATGAATTTGATAGCTACTCTGAAGTATCGCCTTCAGGTAAAGGCTTACATGTTATTGTTAAGGGTAAAATTCCTGCTGGTAGACGTAGGAGCAAGATAGAAGTCTATTCGTCGCAGCGTTATGCGACCATGACAGGAAATGTTTACAATAATAAGCTTGTCATTAATGAGCGACAAGATTTGCTTACTCGCCTATGGGAGCAAATGGGCAGTGGCCCTGTAGCTCAGTCATTGTATCGTGGTGATGACAAGGAAACTGATACAGATGAAGTCATCATTCAAAGAGCTACAGATGCAGTCAACGGCGATAAATTCGTTAAGCTTCTTAAAGGTGAATGGCAGGACTTATACGGTTCTCAATCGGAAGCAGACTTCGCTTTCATCGATATGCTTGCCTTCTACACTCAAAATAGACAACAGATTATACGCTTGTTTAGGGGGAGCCCTTTGGGCTTTAGAGACAAGGCCAAGCGGAGTGATTATGTATCAGGTATGATTAGCCGGTCATTTGACCGGATGCTACCACCATTAGATTTTGATGGTTTGAAGAATGCAATAGAGCTAAAGCTTGCTGAGCCTGAATTACCATTAGGAGATAAAAATGAAGCTGGCGATAGGACTAATAATAGTAGCAATAGAGCTTCGCATACTAGCGATATACTGGCAGCTAGCAATGATCTACCTCCCGGCCTTCTAGGCGAGATTGCCAGCTTCATATACCAAGCCGCGCCGCGTCCAGTACCTGAGGTAGCTCTAGCCGCTGCAATCGGCCTTATGAGTGGCATTTGCGGTAGAGCATACAATATCAGCGGCACTGGTTTAAATCAATATGTGCTGCTCCTAGCCATGACAGGAGCCGGTAAGGAAGCTGCTGCATCTGGCATCAATAAGCTGATGAATACAATTAAGATGCAGGTTCCTACCAGCTCTGGTTTTATTGGCCCATCAGAAATCAGCTCAGGCTCAGCGCTATTTAAATACTTAGGTAATACCAGTCAATCATTCATCTCCCTGTTAGGCGAGTTTGGTTTGCGCCTACAACAAATGAGCAGCCCCAATGCCAATGGCTCTGAAGTTAGTCTTAGGCGTATGTTTCTTGATTTGTATAATAAGTCTGGATATTCGGAAATTCTCCACGCTTCAGTATATTCTGACAAAGCTAATAATACTAGCGCTGTGCCTTCACCTTCTTTTAGTATCTTAGGTGAAAGCACTCCTGAACGGTTCTATGGTGCCCTTAACGAGGATATGATTAGCGAAGGTCTATTGCCGCGTTTCCTTCTGATCGAATACAAGGGCAATCGTCCTCCACTCAATGAGCATCACACAGCCGTCATACCCTCTTTCTCCATTATCGAAAAATTAGCTGCTCTAGCCGCGCAATGTGAGACTGTCAATCATTCTAATCCTAGGAGAGTTATTAATGTTCAATCCTCTCCTGAAGCTGCTAAGCTGCTATATGATTTCGATAAATATAGCGATAATCGTATTAATAGTTCTAGCAAAGAAGTTATACGACAGCTCTGGAACCGTGCCCACATTAAAGTCCTCAAGCTCTCAGCATTGATTGCTGTTGGCAACAATATGATTGAGCCAACAATTAGCGCTACTGATATGCAATGGGCTGCTAACTTAGTTCAGGCTGACATTGCAGCTCTGACTGAGCGTTTTGAGGCTGGTGAAATCGGAGCTAATAGCTTTGAGGTTAAGCAGGCTGGTGAAATTATTCGCACCATTAAAAATTATGTTCTTTCACCTTATGAGGAAGTCAGCAAGTATTCTAAATTTCCAGCATTACATTCTGACAAAGTTATTCCTTATGCTTTTATTCAACGTAAGCTAGTTTCGGCTGCTGCGTTTCGCAATGATACTAAAACTGGAGCTACTAATGCTCTCAAGCGAGCTATTCAAAATCTTATTGATAGTGATAGGATTAAAGAGTTAGGTAAACATTGGGCACAAGAAAAGTATGGAACTTCTCAGCGTTGTTTTGTGGTAAATGATCTTACAATATTAGATTAAGTAATCAAAGTATAATGGAAAAAGGCCGTTATAATGGGGGTTTTTATGAGCTAAGTGCTTGAAATCACTATTATACTTTCAGAGTATGATGGGTATAAAAGTATAATGGCTTTAAACACCCCCTCCTAGGCCCCCTAAACTACCTATTTCTCTCTCTATTATACTTATTATATATATTATATAGACTAGGTTTTAAGGGGTTTTCGTGTTATCCGAGCCGCTAAACGGCGTTATACTGAGAATTGCTTAACTGTAGGGATGTTGAGAATGATAAAGCGATACTACGCAGCACAAGACGGCAAAGCTTTAGTACAAGTCACTACCGAATTAGGTAAGAATAACATTCAAATTAGTGTAGGCAACTCAAAACTGGACTGGCATTCTATAGTTTTAAATGAGGAGCAGAGCGAAGGGTTTAAAAAGTTTATGAGGGATAATGACATATGAGCAAGCCTGAAGATATTTCACACATAGCAAAAGAAGTAATGCAAACTGGCAAGCTAACTAACGAGCATGTTAGTGAGCTGGCTAAGATGACGGCTAAACAGGTCTATACTCAGGGATGGAACGCAGCTATTGAGGCAGCGGCTTTAAAATATCTAGAGAGTTATAATATGAAAGTTGGAGAGATTATGGAGAAAATTAGGGAGATGAAGAAATGAAAGACGATAGCTTGAGTGATGTTACCTTTTGCAATACTAAAGAAGGAATGCACCAGAAAGCTAAAGAGCTTGGAATAGCAGCTTACAATTTAGGTTGTGGTTGTCTCGATTGTGAAGTGGCATTTAATAAGATGCTTAGTGAAGTAGGTCCAGCCCCGATCAACAAAGCGACGGATAAAGAAGTGTGGGCAGCAGGACTAATACCGGGATTGATAAATTATAGTGAGCTAGAAATAAAAGCTTGGAATGCTGCAATTGAAGCGGCTGTTAATAAAATTGAAGGCGCTCCGTTGTTTGCAAATGAGATAAGGAAATTAAATAAATGAGTGTGAAAGGTCTATTGATAGAAGATACTGCAATAAAAGCTCGTTTGCATTTTAATGTATTTGCAGGACAAATTTCTGTCATTCCTATTGTTGAGAAAATAGGAGATAGCATAGCACTAGACCGCAACCAAGCTCACTTACTGTATCTTTATTTGAAGGAGCATTTAAATGTCTAAAGTTAAACGCTTTGTATGGATGGCTGGCTATACCTATTATGCCTCAGGGGGCTTTCACGACTTTAAGGGAGAGCAGAAGGCTATTGATTTTGTAGCTATGCTCAAGAGCAATCCTAATAATTGTGTTGTTGAAGCTAAAATAAGAATTTTGAATAATATTTAAAAATTAAGTTGACAGGGGTAGATTAGCCGTGTAGAAAGGTTGGTAACGGAACAGATGGAGAGAGCAAATGGCTAAAGCAACAATCAAAGCTCGCAATGAACTTTTTAAGATCATTGAAATGGTCAATAAAGGTCAGTCAGTTGGTTTGTCTAATTCTAAGCTTATTGTAGCAGCTAAAGAGTTTGATGCTGAAGGTTTGATTAAGCTCCATGATAATTATGTTTGTGAGCGTTTATTTTAAAATAACAGTTGACTAACTTAAGCTAGCCGTGTAGAAATAGTGTATCAACTGAAGGGAATGAGAAAATGATCAGCCTAAACGAACAGCTCAACTCTAAGTATGCTGAAGGTCTTTTCGCAGTTGTTTGTACTAATGAGGTTGTTATCCCGGTTCGTAATCGCTCGATGATCCGCGCAGCTAAGGATGGCCAGGGCTGCTATATCCAGCGCGGTAAGAAAGAGATTTATGTATTTGCCTATCAAATTAAGTTTGCAAAGAATGCTTGACAATTTTTAAATTAAGTGTATTGTCTAATTGTCAGCAAAATGGAGATGTAGATGTATATGACCGGAATGACCAACTTCGCTAGCTTGGCTGAAGCTCAGATTAATCAGCCTATTCACAATAAGAACTATGTGATTGAAGCTCACAAAGACGGAACAGCTTCAATTGTTTATCTTCAGGATAAGCCGGTTCAAAAGGGTCAAGTTGAGTATAAAGGATAATAAGAAAATGGGAGCGCAAATGCTCCCTAGTTTTTTAACTTAACGCTTGACACTTTAAAACTAACCGTCCATAGTGGACAAATCAAATGGAGAATGACAAATGAAGAATGTTAGCATGGGTTCCAAGAAGAAGGTTTTCAAGTCCATCAGGCTCGCTGCTGAGGCTGCTGGAGTGCCTTACATGACTTTTTATATGCGGTTGCGAGCTGGTGATAAGCCTGCTACTGCGGCTAAGAAGCCGGTTCGGAAATATGTGAAGCAGGAGGCTTAAGTGAACCAGAAACAAAAAGATACACTTAATAAATTTATCGGTACACTTGAGGAAATCAAATCTGAAGTGGAAAATGCTCAATCTGAGGAACAAGACAAATTTGATAATATGAGTGAAGGATTGCAACAGACTGAGCGTGGACAAGCTATTGAACAAGCTGCTTCTGATTTAGGAGATGTTGTAAATAGTTTGGAAAATGCTATTAGTGAATTGACTAATGTGGTAGGTATGTAATTTCACTACCTCTATGCAGCAATGATCAAAGGTTGGAATAGGTTGTCCAATAGGACCGCATTGGCGGGCTGAGGGTAGCAACTGACAAGCAACAGAATGCTTTCCGTAAAAGAGCCTAAGTCTAAGCTCAGGATGCATAGAGGAGCTACCTTGCTACTGCCTGAGTGCTGATGTAGCCTGCTAGCAAGGTAGCACTTTAATTTTTAAAATAGTAATTGACATTGTTGTAAGTCCTGTTATTGTATAAATACACCAGCAACAAGGAGCTTCCAATGTTTCTTTCTTACACGATCTTCTCAAACGCTGCTTGCACTGAAGTTCGCGAAGTGGTGAATGCTTATGGTAGCAAAGCTAACATGCTGCTGAAGGCATTCCGCAATGTTGGGAAGTGTGAGCCGAAAGAGGGTCAAATTATTGCTGGTTGCCGCATTGATCGTATCGGCTCAGAAGAATACAGGGAGGACTAACGATGAAACATTCTCGTTATCTCTGCATTGGTCCCGGTGGCCGCAAATGCAATTGTTGCTTTCCTTCTCCCGGTTCTAAAGCTCGCAGGCTGGAGTATCGCCGCGCTAAGAAGCTGGATAAGAAGGAAGCTGTTAAGGTTGAAATGAGCCAATTGATTGATCGTGGTCCGGTAAACTTTGATAAGTTTGAAGGATAACTATTGACAACTAAATTAATCCGTCTAAGTTATGGCTAACAGATGGAGCTAAGCAAATGACAGAATACTCTTATAAAGATAATCTAAACTCTGTTTATGATCCTGAGACAGGTTTATATGTAGTCATTGATGAAGATGGTTATGTGGTCAGCCATCATGCTTCTAGGAAAGAAGCTAACGATAGAATAATCGAAACGCTGGCTAATCCTAAACTTGATAATCTGTAAAGGATAAGCAAATGACTAAATCAGAGCTGTTCAAATTCGCTCATTCAATTGCCAAGTTTAAGAACATTGCTTTCTATGGTAGCTATGCTAAGGCATTTGGTGCTGTGTTGGCTGATTTGTATGCCAAGGGCTATCACAAGGGGCCTTGCACTGGATTTCAGATTGTTGAACCTCGGAGGCTTTGGGCATGATGTATACCTCATATGATCCTGAGTTAGACCTTTGGTGTATTTGTGATAACGAAGGCTACCCAAAAGAATATTTTAATTCTGAAGAAGAAGCTGATCAAGCTTTGAAACTTTTGGAGCAAGCAGAATGAAAATGCGCGTCCAAGCTCAGCACCTACAGGCTGGTGATATTGTGGGAAGTGGTGAGGTTGTGGTTTCAGTGCAAACTTATTTACGCAATGAGCCAAAGAAAGTATCTGTATATCTCAAAAATCCTAATCGCGCTGTTATTGTCCCTACTGTAGTTGATAGAGTAAGCACTTGGGGTAAGTACACAGAAATTAATATTGAACGTCCTGAGAAGGTGGAGAAGGAAGTTGTCAGTGAGAATTGGTCGGATGGAATGAACTAATGCCTGATCACATTCCCTACTTTGATCCTCCATTAACTTCTAAAGAAATTCTGATGCTAATTCATGCCTTGAATGAAGCTAGGGAAACTGGCATGCTATATGAGATTGCCAAGCCTCATGAGATTGAGCGGCTTAGGACTAAGCTGAGTAATGTGAAATAGGGAAAATTTAAAATGTCCAATAAGCTTCTTCTAACAGGATATCAGCTAGGAGCTATGGCTGCTCTTGTTGCTAGTCAAGGAAAAAGCATTCCTATGACTATTCCAAATCGTTATGGTGGAGGAAGGCAACAGGGTAAGAGCGCGGCATTAGAAGCGGAGTATCCTGAGCTTAAAAAGAAATGGCCTAATGCGCCATATGGCCGTTGAATACCACGTAAAGATAAACAACATCGTTTGAAAGGATTGCGGCCGTGATCAGCACTCAAGTTATTATTCAATTTGGTACTGGTACGCTCAACATGGGCTGCGCTAAATGCAAAGGCGAGCCTGATCAGTGGTACATTGCTATTCGTCCTAAGATTGGTCCTCCTGCTGTTGTTGGTGAAAGCATTGAGACTAAAGATTTTGATGACAGTCAGGAAATTATTTTGACTTTCCCAACTGAAAAGCAGATGCTCATAGTTAAAGGAGCGTTTGTAAACAAGAGCTATGAGGAGACTAAAGAGGCTTGGGATAAAGCTCAGGCTGATAAGGAAGAAACCTTTGCTTGGAATGTCGTAACTAAGGCTGACAGCAATGATTAAATTTTTAAAACTTACTGAAGTATTAGGTAATAGCGCCACTCAAGACTTGTTGCTTAATCCGGCTCATATTGCGTCAATTAAAATTTCTTCTAAAGGTGTGGACACTCATATTTGTATGAGTGGAGCCAATATTAAATATTATTTTGTTCGGGAGAGTGTTGAGCAGATTTGGGAGATGTTGAATGATGACGGTGAGGGTAAGCCTCAACCAATGGTTATTGACTTAAGAGAAAGATATGTGAAATGATATCCGAGCTTCGCGCAATGTGGCCTGAGGAGCTTAAGCGCTTCTCTGACGCTGAACTAGCGAAAGAGTATGAGGACTTCAAAGCCTCAGAGAATGGTAACGACGATAGCCGATTTCTTGAATGGATTGTGGCAACAGATGGATAGGAGCTAATATGGCTTGGGGTAAGGAATGGCCTAATAGTTTAGCTGGTAAAGCTATTGCTGAGCGAATTAAGCAAGAGCCTGAGCATCCTGTTAGTACTTTAATTAGAGAGACTGGAGAAGCGCTAATAGCTTCACTAACGCCCATCGGCATAGGCATTGATCTAGGAGCCGGTGATAGCCAAACTGTTCTGACTACGTTTGATGATGGGAAGATTGGTCAGCGGATTATTTCTAGTGAGGAATTATATGCCGAATGGCATAATGCATCAAAAGATTTAAAAGAAGCTGCTACTGTAAAGGTCTACAATAATCAAATGCCCACACATGATCCTTACACTAATCCTAATGCTCAGCTCTATTATGAATGCAAGTGTGGTGCTATCCTTGATCCGGGTACAAAAAGCTTTGCAGCGCTCAACAATGCTGCGAGCGACAAGGGATGGAAAGTCCGTTGGCGTAAGGATGGAATGGGTTATGAGCCGTTCTGTGTTGAGTGTGGGAAGGATGTAGAATGATAGAAGTTTTAAAAGAATGGCGAGATGCAAGAGAAGATATATTTAAAAATACTTCTAAAATTTCAGAAGAAAACACTGAACGGTGGAAACGTTTATCTGAAGCTGAGCATAAGTTAATGATATTGGCTAGAGAATTATCATGATCCGCGCATGGCTAATTAGAGCTTGCATCTCAATGCCAATCCTGATAGGGTTGGCAAAATTAATAGAATGGAGATTAATAAAGCAATGAATACATTCTCATTTATGCTTTGGATGGTTACATTTTGTAGTGATGGTTCTGGAATTGTAAAAGAAAAATGTGAAGATCATTCTCCTTCAACATCTGTAACTATGAGTTTATTTGGTGGAAATGGCTATTGCGACTTTAACAATACAAATGAATGTAAGCCTGACCATCTTATTCGGATTGAGCAGGATGGTAAACTGATTATATCAGTGCCAGTTTCGGTATTAACTCTAGAACAACTAAATATGTTGATGCTAGCGGCTAAACCTATTGATAGAGCTATAAAATGAGAAACGATATTAACCGTCACTACAATGATATCCCTTGGTATCATGCTGTACCAATTGGAGTGCTAATCTTTCTTGTATGGTTGGTGGTACGATGACTGTAATTAATATTTTAAACAATCCTCAGAAGCTCGCTGTTAGATTTAAGCTGGTGAATGAGCGTATTAGGTTGGCTGAGGAGCGTAAGGCAATCCGGCTTAGGTTGACGTTGGCTATAGTGGAGGATATATTACGTGATAATTGATCCTATTGAGCTTATCATTTCAGAAGCTTTAACTGCAACAGGCATAAAGCATACTCATGAGAGTGAGAATAAAGAACAGCGCTTTGACTTTATTTTAACTATTTCTGGTGTAGCTATCGAGTGTAAGCAATTTCCATCTGACAGAACTGAAGCTCAAATTTTAAAAGCTGACAACTTGATACTAATTCAAGGTCGCACAGCAGCTTACGCTTTTGCTAATATGATTAGGAATGCAAAATGAAAAACCGTAAGCAGCTCCTAGCGGACTTCTATTTAGAATTGCTAGCTGTACCGTATAATAGTCCATTCAGGATTAAGCATTTGGCTTTGTATAGCGAAGTGCGTAACGCAATGGCTAGAGAGCTTTGCGAGACTGAGGAAGTAGTGCAGACTATCTTTGAGCGAATGGCTGAGGAAGATAAATGAAAATAGAACTTCCTGATGAACGTATAATAGCTATGCTTGGCTTTCATCCTAGCACTCCAATAGCAGAAGCAATTGGTATGTTTATGAGGAATAGAACATTAAATAAAGATGTAGTATTTCATCGTATTGGTGAAATGGCTTTGGAGAAATTTGTAGATGACAACCTATCCCGCTAAAAAATTAAAGCGTATCGAGAAGCCTAAGCCTTGTGTGGAGTGTCAAGTTAACTTAGCTAATCCTCCTAGTAAACTCTGCCCCGACTGTCAGGCTTATAAGGAGCATCAGAAATGAGCAATGATATGATGGTGGGTATTATTATTGGATATGGATTTGCTAAATGGGTTATGCCTTATTTTAAAGAAATGTTTTGCAAATGAAATATTTTAAAAATAGTCCTCGTAATTGCTATTTGTTGTTAGTGTTTATAGTCTTGTGTATAATGATAGCTGTGATGACAGGGAGCTTGATTATTCATGCCAGATAATGAAATGATTGAGCGAGTATGCGCTGCCATATTTAATGATAATGCTGGAGCATGTGCTTGCTTAGGGCCTTTACCGTGGTGTAGATGTAGGAAAAACAAAGCTATAGAAATAATCAAAGCTATGCGAGAGCCTACTGAGAAGATGATTGCTGCTATGAATTTTGTTCATAGAAAAGACGCCATTGTTGTTTGGCAGACAGTAATTGACGCGGTGATTAATGACTGACAAGCAATCTGTAGAGGACGCAATTAAGCAGCTCGTATTGGCTAATGCTGATGGTGAAATCAAGTCTCTAGCGTTTGTTATGATCAATCATGATGGTGAGCCGGAAATGCAAATTGCAATGGCTCCCGGCACAGCTTATGCTGTTGTGACAAGTCTGGAAATTTTAAAAATTAATATCATCAGCAAAATTATCAATGATGGTGGTGTAGCTCCAAAGGATAGACAATGACAAGAGCGGTAGCTAGAGCATTGTGTGAAGCTGGATATATGAGCGTAGCTGAATATTTAAAGCTATGTGAAAAGAATGGATGGAAATAATGACAGCCATTGCTTGGGCTATTATATGGATAGCCACTTCTCACTATAGGGATGTTAAATTAAAAGGTTATAATGCCTTTGGTACTGTCATTTGCTTTTTTATGATGTTTGCTTTAACTATTAAGGAATTGGTCCGATGACTGATCCAACAGGCAATGCTTTACTGGCTAGGATTAAGGAGCTGGAGGAGGCTTTGGAGCCTTTTGCTGATGCTGCTGAAAATACGGACATGTGGCCAGATGATTTTTATATTTCTGATAGTGATGTAGTAGGCTCTAGTTTAAGATTTATAGATATAAGAAATGCTCGCAAGGTTCTAAACAAATGACTTGGGGTAATCCTCCTCCTTTCAAACCTGATCCCCCTAAGAAGGGGAAGAAGATAACTCCTGAAGATTTAGCTGCTTCAGGCAGTGAGGACGGAAATCAGGCCGCCGTTTTCTGTTGGGCTGCTGATGAAGTCATTGCTGGACGCTACCCACAACTGCAATGGATGTTTGCAATTCCTAATGGAGGCTCCCGGCATATTGCTGAAGCGACTAAGTTTGTGGGCACTGGTATTCGCTCTGGTGTTCCTGATATATTTTTGCCTACTGTTCAACCTAATGAAAAATTTAAAACTTACTATGCTGGCTGCTTTATTGAAATGAAAGCAGAGAAACGACGCGGCCAAAAGAATGGTGGTGTAGAAGAAAATCAAATTGAATATATGGAGTATCTTGCTAGCTCTGGCTACTACTGCAAAGTATGTTATAGCTGGACTGAGGCTAGGGATACGTTGATTGCTTATTTGGAGGGGAAATTGTGATTATTGTAAAGATGTCATTCTCAGAAGCTAAGCAGATGCTACTATCTAAAGGTGTAGCTGACCCTTATTCTGTATTGCAAGCTTTAATTGCTCTAGGTGTGATTAAGTTGGAAAAATAACAATTGACTTTAATTTTTTAACCGTATAGATAGGCTGTATTCCAACTGGAGTACAGCCTAATGTCTGAATACGACTATAAGCCTTATCAAGCTCAATTTGATAAAGGTTATGAGGCTGGCAAAAATGCTTGGCGTTACAGCCCTCCTGATTTTCGCACTGATGCTCAAGCCAATGAAGCCTATAACAAAGGCTGGAAAAAAGGTTGCGAAGCACTTAAAGCTTGGGATAAAGCTAATGGATGGAGCCAATAATGACTGAAGCCCGCAAAAAGATGCTCGAAAAAGTCAGAGCCATGCTCAATACTGAGGGCAGGACTGAAGCTGAAATTATGGCTTTCCTAGCCAAGGCTAGGGAGCTGATGGCGACATATGATATTGATGAAAGCGAGCTTAACGCCGCTGAGAAGGCTGAAGTTCACAAAACAGCTCCTTCTGACCCTTATGATATTAAGAAGGGCTTGAGTGTTAATGTGGGCAAATTTACCAGCACAAAGGCTTTTAAGGACCGTGAGCAGGTAATCTGTTTCGCTGGTAAGCCAGGAGATATTATTTTCGCAACGTGGCTGCTGGATACGCTCCAACGCTTTGTAATGCGCGCTCTAAGGAACTATCAGAAGGAGTTGATTAAGGATAAGGGTAAGTTTCACAGCAATAATTTGACTTCAGCTAGCTTTGTGGCGGGTTGTGCCCATAGGATCAATGAAAAGCTTGCTGAGCTTGCTCCTAAGAATTGGGCTGTAACTCAAGAGCTGATTGTAAAAGAGCTTAATATGTCTCTGGTTAAGTCTAGAGGGCCGTCTAAGCGGCTTAGTGAGAAGGATGCAGCAGCAGGCATTAAGGCTGGCAATAGTGCTAGGTTTGATAGGCCGGTTGAGGCTGGTGGAGGGAAATATTTGAAATGATGTATTATGTTGGGTTGATTTTACTATTTTTCTCATTTGTATGCTTAATTTCAGGCATTAAATATGCCAGAAAGAAAGATTATGCTACAGCTAGAATTGAAGAAATTTTAATGGTGCTATGGCTAATAGCTGCTCTAATTTGTTTTAAATAATTTAAGAATACTGTTGACAGCAATTGCTGATCCGTTTATAACTTAATTTATCAGCAACGGAGATAGGCAGATGACTTTAGAACAGCTCAAGACACTGATGGATAGTGGTAAGTTTCATCATGCCACAAGGCGTACAGATTTTGCGCGTGGATTGCACATTTATGCTGTTGCAGAGCCGGGAAATAAGCTTGGTTTTCGTGGCTTTGAATATGTTGGCTATTTTAGTGAGTACGATAAAGAGCTTTGTGATGCTGCGTATGAGATGACGCGCAAAACCGGGGTTTCTGTAGGTAGTTACAGTTGACTTAAATAATTAAACCGTCCATAAACAAATCACACAAACAGGAGAATGCAAAATGAAGGTTTTCAAGTGCAAGTTTGATAGCATCTTTTCTGAATTTGGCAATAATGATCTGCGCTTGCGCTGCGTTATGCTTGAGGACCATGATAAGCATGGTGGTTGCAATGGTGAAGTTACCATTACTTCCCGGCTTAAGATGGTGGATTTTGAGCGCAAGTTTGCTGTAACTAATTCAAATAATATTTACGATTGGAGTTGACTATCTAATTCAATCCGTTTAATAGTTAAATCACTCTCAACCAAAGGAACATCAAATGGCTTCGCTTAAGGAAATGGGCACTCGCAAGGAATATTTCAACATTGATCCGCGCAAGCTTCAAATCAGGGACGGCTGGAATAGCCGTGACTTCTCTGATCCGGCCAATATCGCTCATGTTGAGGATTTAGCCAAGTCGATTGCTGAAAATGGCGTCAAGGAGCCGCTGAAGGTCTACCTTGAAGGCGACGTTCCCTATGTGACGAATGGTGAATGCCGCTATCGCGCTGTGATGCTCTGCCTTGAGCGCGGCATTGATATCAAGGCTGTCCCGGTGCTGTCTGAGGACAAGAGCGGAAATGAAGCTGACCGGCTGTTTACTCAGTTTATCAGCAACTCTGGTAAGCCTTTTGGCCCCATTGAGAATGCGCGGCTGTTCAAGCGTTTGATTGATATGGGATGGCAGCAGAATGATGTTGCCAAGAAAACTGGCTTCTCTGGTGGCCGCATTAGCCAGTTGCTCGAATTGCTGCGCTTGCCTAACGTCCTCCAGAAGTTCATTACTGAAGGCAAAGCTTCTGCCTCCATGGTGCTGAGCGTTTGGAAGAAGCACAATGAAGATACTGCTCTTGCTGTTGCTGAGCTGTCTGGAGCTGTTGCAACGGCTGAGGCTGATGGTCGCAAGCGTGCCATGCCTAAAGATACTGAAGGTAACGGCGAAGGTGGAGGCAAGGAGACCAAGGAGAAGCGCAACTCATTGAAGGCTCATATCAAGGCTATGGTTGAAAAGGCTTATGCTGAGGAGCGTATTGAAGATAGTGAGGATATGGTTACAATGAGCATCTCTGAGGGGGATTGGGCTGAGCTGATGCAAATGATTGACTACTGAGTTAGGATGGAGGAGCAGACAAAGCTCCTCCTTTAACTTTTAAAGAGGCGAGGAGTGATATGATGTTAATGTTTTATTATAAATCTTACTCACATTGGGGGCAATTTAAACTACTGGTTAAATTTGATACAGATAAGGTAATATTTGATGAAATTGATCAAATGTGGTATGAGGAATAGTCATGCCACGCTATCTTGATCACGTCAAAGAAGCTCAGGAAGAAGCCCATAAGCATGGAGCCAATCTAAACTATGAGATCAGGTCAAAGAAAATAGCTTGCGTGATCAGTTACAATAGCAAAACTAGAAAGCTATTTATATCAAAGACACCTAGCGATATCAGAGCCGTGCTTAAGATCAGGTGTGACGTTAGAAAAGTGATTGTGGAATTAGGAGGAGTAGTCAGGTGAGTGATAATTTAGGAAAGGCATTTCACAATCAAGGTATTGATGATTGTATTAAGCTGACGAGTCGCTGGCGCGATGACGCTAAAGAATTTAAGGACACTACTCCTAACTGTATGCTTCAATACAATCTATTGAATAATCTGATAATTGCTCTGGCCAATTTAAAGAAATCTTAACTTCCTCCTGATAGCTTCTGCCCACACAAACGCAGGAGCTATCATGGAACATCTTTGGATTGCCGCTGAAATCGTTAAAGGGCTTGCCATCTTTGGGAGCCTGTCTATAGTGTGGGCAGTATTGGTTATCCTTTTTGGGGGATGAATGAGGACACCTAGAAAAAAGAGACTTCGCAAGAAAATTAAAATTTTAAGTGACGATGAAAAGAAAGCCTTTGCTCAAAAGTTGATTGACGGTAAGATGATTAAACAGCTCATAGCTGAGTATGACATATCAGCTCCTTACGGTTATCAAATATTCAGGGAATTGCTGGAATACAAAATAGAATGGAAAATGAGGAATAGTGAATGAGATATTTTGTTTGGGAGCCTAGCCTTCTAGGTCCTGTTGCTCGTATCTGGCACGATAAGCAGACAGATGGTAATGGCAAGGATCAGCCTACAGTAGGTAAGCCTGTCCTTTTGCATGACAAGGATGCTAGGACGTTGGAGGAGCTGAAGAAGGATTATCCTTGTGACAATGAGGCAAAAGGATGACAAAGCAACATGAGCTTGCCTATTATAATGATGGGCATGTAAAAGTTGCGTACTGCCGAAAGTGTTCTGCTGAGGGTCTAAAACTTCTAGAAGATTGTCCACAAAAAATAGAAAAACCTCTTGACGAAAAGAAACCAAACGACTAAATCAGACTTATTGAAATCAGGGAATAACCCCTAAATCATAAAACGAGGAATTGTAAAATGGTCGATAAGGCGTATTTGAAGATGATTGTTGATGCTACCAAAGCAGGTCAGCCTGCTTACGTTGGTCAGGTGATGGGCCAGCCTATGCTGGCGCATACTCCGCCGCTGATCGAAATTAATGGTGAAGTTATCAATCCGGCTGATCCGTCTCAGGTTCTTTGCCGTTCTACCGCTGCTGCTGACGATTATCTGACGGCTCATGCTGGCGATGAAGCTCAGGATAGCGCAGCTAAGTCTACTGGCAATTACGCTGTCCTTAGCGGTATTACGCTTCCCCCGGCTAAGAAGCGTGGCAGCAATGGTGGTGCTGGTGCTCCGACTAAGTACCCGTTTGCCACTATGGAAGTCGGGCATGTGTTCTTCTCTGCCAATAGCGAGCATAACAAGGGCGATGCTGTTAAGGCCCTTGGTAGCACTGTATCTGCTCAGAATGATAAGTACGCTGAGCCTACTGGCGAGATGAAAACTGTAACCCGCGCGGTTCGCGATCCTGTTACCAAGAAGGCTAAGATTGGCCCTGATGGCAAGAAGGAAACTGAGACTGTGCAGCTCCCGGTTAAGAAGTATAACCGTAAGTTTACCATTCGTCCGGTGCAGAAGGGCTATCAGTCTGGTAGCTGGACTGCTCCTGAGGATGGCGCGTTGGTTGCTCGTACTATCTAATAGACTAATCGGCTATACAGTAGCAGGCTTGATAACCTGTAAACGTCTAAATCCTAGAGCTAGCTTATCACTAGTTTTGGTTTGCATAGATGAAAAAACTGTTGGCTTTAAGCGCAGGATTAGAGGTTGCAAACTCTGGCAAACCGCGCAAATTAATTGTTAATACTAGAAGTAATTTCATAACCTGAGTATTATAGCCGGGAGGTGGAGGGCAATTCTTCCTCCCGGCTCTTTAATTTTTAATGAGAGAATAAAAATGCCATATAATAAATATGAGCCGGGTGCTGAAAATAGGCGTCTGGATGAAATCAACACTCACTGCCCTATTTACGTTTTCATTATTGATTTAGCTCACGATGACGAAATAGTCTATCAGACTGAGTTGGATTATGCCAATTATGCTGATAGAAAGCGATTAGGACGGCTCACGTTTTGGGCCGTCATGAATGGGCATAGTGTTGAGACAATGAATAAGAATGATGCTGAGCCTCCGATACAGAAAGGATGATTATGGAACATCAAGAATACATAGCTCCATCAGGAGAAACAATAAGTAAATATAAAGATGGCCCTTATTGGTATGTTTGCTGCGATAATGAAAAAGAAAATCGTTGGTCTAAAATGTATCGCAATGAAGAAGATGCAAATATTGAATTTGAAAGGTGGCACAAATGACAATTCACAATTTTCAATTCCAAGAAAGCTCTATGCTGGATAACTGCTCCTATAATGATAATACTAGGGAGCTGACTGTAACTTTTACTAATGGTAAAAGTTACACATATGAGGACGTAGAGCGTTCTACTTATGACGATTTGACCAATGCTCCTAGCGCAGGACGTTATTTCAATTCTGTTAAAGGTGGATTGAAGGTGAAGCAGCCATGAATGAGCCTGTAAAGCTAGTCACAACTAAACCAGATAGTGAGCTTGCTAAAGAATTAAAAGAGGAGCTTGTATCAGGAGCGCAAGCTTGGTTAGAAGCTTGTACTAAAGCTCATAAAGCTGGCTTTGGAGTACAGGCTAATTTTGGTCCTAATTATTTAGGCCAATATGTTATTCAATCGTTGATGCTCGTTAAGCAGTTTTAATTTCTTAAGCGCTCTTGGTGGAATTGGTAGACACGAAAAAGTGATTTTGTCCCCTTGGTGGAACTGGTAGACACGTTGCGCTTAAGACGCAATCCTTCGGGGTACAGGTTCAATTCCTGTAGGGGACACCACCAATGATTAGACGTAGAGTAGATAGCTACAATTCTAACGATTTAAAACAATGGTTAATATCCAATCCAGAACAATCAATAACTATAGAGTATAACCCTACTGGATTTTCAGTTTGGAATGACGATAGAGTTTGGAAAGCTACGCTTAAGTTGCCAATAGGCAGTAAATTAGGCTGGATTACTCAAACCATTGAAGAATTAATTTATTGCATTTGTACCAATGCTGATTAGTGTGGGCATTATCATGAATGAACATATCGAATACTTCAAGCGCTTCTCAGCTTCCTATATGCGCTGGACGCATTTTAATTTTGATAGGATAGTTGCTGATGCTGTTAGGCGAGATGCTGAAGCAGAAGCAAAAAGGAAGGAGGAGCTAAGAGCTACAATTATTATGGCTGGGATACATAAATATACTCCTGACAATAGCTTTGTTTTTGATTTTGATAGAGATATACAATGGGGAATTTTAAAACTTGATCCTAAGCAAGTTTTAAATCTTCAAGGCTAGCGGGAACCTTTCCCTTCTTGCCGCGTTTTCGCCTTACTTCCTCTCACACAAAAGGGCCTACCCCTATGGAACCTCTCCAGAGCCAGCAGCAGCCGGAACAAACGTGGCCTACAGGGCAGACGCCTAATCCCGGCACCAAACCGAATGCCGGTCAGGTTAAGCCTCCTCATGGCAATCCAGACGCCGTAGAACATGCCTTGCTGAAGCAGCCTGACACTCAGGAAGGTGGTAAGGAAATGGGGCTAGTGAATGCTCCTATCACTTCCTTGCATCCGACTAGCCAGCCTCAGGGCGAAGCTGATGCTGAGATTGGTGAACATCGTATTATTGATAACGCTAATCTTCAGTTAAATCATTATTTGCCTCAGGAAGGTCATACCAAATTCAATTATCCGTTTGAGGACTTAGAATTTGGACAGGGCATGTTTATTCCTGTTGAAAAAGGTTCAACTACTGATGCTCTGATGGCTAAGCTCTATAAGCAGGTGGATCAGTACCGCAAGCAAAATTCTGAGATTGAGCGTGATGAAAATGGCGACGATGTTATGCAGGATATCGCCATCAATCAGAAGAAGCGTAATGAGGACGGTACTGTACAGATGGATGGCGATAAGCCGCGTATCGGTATCAAGTCTGGCTTTGTTCCCAAGCTGGTAGGCCCTAGCTTCATCGTTAAGGCTGTTGTCAAGGGGGATAAGATTACCTCAGGTGATGATGGCGAAGAAGCTGATAGCGACGGTGCTTTAGTTATTAGGATGGGTTGACAGGAACAAAAAAGTTGGTTAGTGGTTAAGTCAGCAAGGCTTGACGGATGTACTCAGGCTAGCAATTGACGATTGGTCCTGTCCCCAATGGGTAAAGCGCAGGGTTAAAAGGCTCCTTTACGGGAGCCTTTTTTCTTGGTATGAGCAAGAATGAGTTGGGCAAGCGATTTTAAATTTTCAGTAGAGCCAAAGCCGAATGCTGAAGTATTCGCGCCCGCTGGTGGCTGGAAAGAGGCGGTTCCTCCTGTCTCACCTTGGACAACTGGAGCTATTCAACAGGCTCCTCCAGCTCTGCAAGCTTATCAAACTGATGAAAATTTAAAGAAGGCTTTTGGCATTGAATTAGCCAAAGCTAAAAATCCGTTTGAAGCCGGATGTACTATTTTTGGTGATGAAACACCTAAAGCATTGTGGGTAAGTTTTAATTGGCTAACTGATCCAATTGTTATTGCTTCGCGAGATATTTATTTAAAAACTGTTGCTTTATCTCAACCTCCTCTTGACAGGGAGCAGCTTGCAGCTAAGTTGCTCGCATTAGCTGAGGAGAAGGTTGAACGAAATGGGGTAATGATCCCCACAATTGAAGCTAAGGACCGTATTGCAGCACTTAAATTATATTCTGAAGTATTAGGTTTTACTGGCAAAGTTGAGATTGACAATTCTACTAATAAAACAATGATAAATGAAATTAGCATTAAATTAGTTAAGTCTGAGAAGGCTCCTGTTATTAATAATGTTCCCAATAGTAAATCAGAAATGTCTAATCCTAATTCGCCAATTACGTTAAAACTAGTTGGTGGAGCTGCGCGTTAAGTGTCTGATTTTAAAACTTCGCATTGGTGCGAAAACTTGGGAGCTATGACTATGTTAAAGAAACTTGGTTTAACTATTTTTGCTTTGATGCTTATGGCTGGTGGTGTTGCTGTCGCACAGTACACTACTCAGGCTGGCGGTACTGGCGCAGGACTTCCTACCTTAAACGTACCTGCTGACACGCAGTGCTTGCGTTATGGCAATGGTGGTGTTTGTAATGCTTATGCTCCTGCTGGCCCTACTGCTTTAACCGGCTATGAGACTGTTATTACGGATACTCATGCTGCTTCTGGCGCTGTTCCTCAGACTATGAACACTCCTCTTACTGCTATTGGTGGTGGTGTTCTGACTGTAGCCGTCCCTCTCACTGGTGAAACTGTTACTCTCACTGCTCAAACTCGCCAGTTGATTATTAACCCTGCTGGCACTATTGCGGCATTAACCGTTAATATGCCTGCGGCTTCTGCTACTATGGTTAATGGGCATCGCATTGGTATTTGCGCTACTCAGATTGTCACTGCTCTTACTCTCGCTGGTGGTACTGGTAACACTTTTAACCCTGCTGTCCAGACTGCCACGCTTGTTCCTGTTGTTACTGGTGCAGCTTCTTGCACTGAGTATATCTACAGCAAGACTAGTGCAACTGCTGGCGTTTGGTTTCGTACTCAGTAATCCTTTCACAACTCAAACATAAGGATTACTGATATGCTACCTAATTCTAATACTTTACGACAACGCTTTATTTCTAGTCGCCAGCTTTTGCCGGGAGATTGGGCCAATGCTGTTTCTGATAGCTTGGTTTCTAATCAAGATGTAGTAGCTACTCCTGCTGGCACTGCTGTTACATCTTTGCTTGTAAGCTCTGCTAATGTCAACATCACCGCAGTAGCTACGGCTGCTGACGGAATTAGGCTTCCTCCTGCTGTAGCAGGAATGGAGATTGCTATTGTCAACAGTGACGCTGCTGACGCTGCTCAAATCTTTGCTAATGGAAGTGATACTATCAATGCGACTGCTGGTGCAACTGGTGTCTCATTGGCTGCTGGTGCTGCGATTATCTTACGCTGCATTAAAACTGGCAATTGGCGTAGGTTTGTGTCTGCATAATTTCCCCCAAACTGGCCAGCTCCCAAAAGGGGCTGGCACCTTTTTTACTCCTGCTATTTTAAATTTTATTACTCACGATTGGGGCTTGGTTATACGATGAAAAAGATTTTAATTCTTTTAGCTTTATTGCTTTTACCTCAATTAGCTGAAGCTCAGACTTCGCGCAATCCTTGCTATACTACTGGTGCTTTGACTACTCAGGGTATTCTTAATTGTATTGGTGTTGGCACTGCTACTCCACTTCCTACTTATCAAGGTGGGGCTACTTTTACCAATATCACTACTAGCACTGATACTGTAATTAAAACTTCAGCAGGGACGCTACAGGGCTTTACTGTTAACACTGCTGGCACCAGTGTTATTTTTTATAATAATACTACTTGCACTGGTGCAAAAATTGGCACCTTTACTACTGCTGCTCAGACTTCTATCAAGATTGATGCTGCTTTCACAGTTGGTCTATGTGCTACTACTGTTGGTGGTGACATTACTGTATTATGGCGATAAGTGGAATTAGAATTTAACGAGAAGCTAGCGTTTTTATTTAAGCCAGCTCGCTTAAAGATTGCCTATGGTGGTCGCGGCGCTGGTAAGTCTGATGGCTATGCTATTGCTTTAATCATCTTTGCAATGAAGATGAAGCTCCGCATTCTTTGTTTGCGTGAAATTCAAAACTCACTTGAGGAGAGCGTTAAGAGTACCATTGAGGGCTATATAGAGCATTATGATTTAGGATGGGCATTTGATATTAAAGATAAGTCTATTACTTGTACTTTAACCGGCTCTCGATTTATCTTCTCTGGACTTCGCTATAAGATTAATTCTATTAAATCTCTTGCTAAGATTGATATAGCTTGGATTGATGAAGCAAATAACACTTCTAAAAATTCTCTTGATAAGCTCATGCCTACAATTCGTGGTAAGCATGAAAGTTCTAAGGATGGCATGGGAGGACCGTTTAAATTAGGTCCTGAGGTTTGGATATCATTTAATCCTGAATTGGATGATGATGAAGTCTATGACCGCTATGTTATTAAGCAGTCTATGTACGCTCCTGACTTCACTGAAGAAGTGCCAGTAGAGCAGCAGACTTGGTTTAAGACTGTTGAAGAAAAACTTCAGAATGGGGACATTGTTCTAAATTCTGAGATGCAGGAGAAATTTGATGACATAGAGCGCAAGCGTTATGCTTATGTTGTTAAGGTCAATTGGTATGATAACAAGTGGTTTCCTCCTGATCTTAGAAGGGAAATGACCCTTTTAAAAACTCACAATCAGACCAAGTATCTTGAAGTGTGGGAAGGCTTTACTAAGCAGACGTTAGATGGAGCTATCTACGCCGATGAATTAAGACAGACTTTGTTGGATGGTCGGAGGAAGAAGGTTCCTTATGATCCTACCAAGCCTGTTTATACATTTTGGGATTTGGGCCATTCGGACATGACTGCTATCTGGTTTATCCAGAGAGTAGGAATGGAATACAACGTAATAAACTACTATCAGAATAGACTTAAGAAGCTCCCGCATTATCTTACTCATATGCAGAGCTTAGGTTACAATTATGGTACTGTTTATCAGCCTCATGACGCGGACAACGAAACATTAGCTTCTAGGTCTATTGCTAATCTTACTAGGGCTGCTGGATATAAAGTTATAGTTGTAAATAGACCTTCTAAAAAAGCAGTTGGTATCAACGCAGCTCGTACTATTTTTGAGCTTTGTAATTTTGATGAAGAAAACACTAAAGACGGCTGGCAATGTCTTTCGCGTTATGCCTATAAAGTAAACGAGGAGACAGGCAATTTTAGTAAAGAGCCTGACCACGATACGCCTTGGTCGCACGGCGCAGACGGCTGGCAGACTTTTGCTTTATCATTAAAGACTGAGGACGATACTAAGAAGCCTAAGAAGAAAGTGGTTGTGCCATTATCGCAGCAGCCTAGGGCTTGGATGGGGAGTTTATAAATGGCTTACAATCCAGAGTTATTAAAAGAACTGCTAGGAGATAAAGTAGCAGAAATGATGGATGGTACAGTAGAAATTATTCAATCTGAAAATAAATTTTTTGGAAATTTAAAAGTTGGTGATACTTTAAGTTTTAAGTTTAAAGAAAAAGTACCATTTGTAGCCCGTCAATTTGTAGTTACTGGAAATAAATAATATGGCTTGGTCTACATCATTTACTCCTAAGTCCGCTGCTTCAAAAATTAGCGATGAAGAAAATGAAATTCTTCTAGAAGCTAAGAAGCGTTTTAGAGCTTGTGAACAATGGGAGCAGCAAGCTAGGACTTGGTTTAATTATGACTATAAATTTGCCAATGCTGATAGCAACAATATGTATCAGTGGGATAATTGGGTAGTTGGTGATAGACAGACTGCTAATCGCCCATGCCTGACCATCAATAAAACTCAGCAGCATAATTTACAAATCATCAATGATGGAAAACAGAATAAGCCGGGAGTGACGATTAGGCCGGTTGGTGATGAAGCCAGCTTTGAAGCAGCTCAGGTATTTCAGGAAGTTGTTAGACACATTGAGTATATTTCAAGTGCTGAAAATGTTTATGATAATGCAGCCACATTCCAAGTTAATGCAGGATGGGGTTATTGGAGAGTTTCAGTAGAAAAAATTAATGGAACCTTTGATAAAGAAATTTTCATTCGTCGCATTAAGGACCCTCGTAGCGTCTATCTTGATTTTAACATTAATGAAGTAGACGGCTCTGATGCTTGGTATGGTTTTATCTTTGATGATATGCCAAAAGATATGTATGAAGCTAAACATCCAAATTTTAAAGATGTCGGAAACGTAGCTTTCAGCTCTAATGATTATCCCGGTTGGCTTCAGCAGGATACAGTTAGAGTTGCTGAATATTATAGGAAGTCCGCTAAGCCTGATAAGCTTGTTTATTTTATTCTTCCTATCACACAAGAGGAAATTGGGCCTATTAAATGGAGCAAGCTTCCTAAAGAAGGGAAAGACCAATTTAACGAAATTAAAGCTAGAGAGGGCAATCTTCCTGAAGAAGATAGAACTTATCGAGAGCAAGATGAACTGAGCGAGGAAATTGTCTGCTATAAAATTGCTGGCAATCGTATCATTGATAAGAAGCCTTGGTTAGGCAAGTACATTCCTATTGTCCGCTTACCGGGTACTGAAACTGTTATTGATGGAATTTGGGATTGCAAAGGTCATACCAGAGCCTTGCTTGATCCTCAGCGAATTTATAATATCAATTCATCTGCTAATGTGGAGTTTGGAGCGTTACAATCTAAATCTCCTTTGACTGCTTCTCCTGCTGCTATTGAAGGGCATGAGGAGCTGTATGCTCGTATGAACATTGATAATGCTTCAGTGTTGCTCTACAATGAATATGATGAAGAAGGAAGGAAGCTTAGTCCTCCTCAAAGGATGGTCGCTCCTCAGGCTTCTCCTGCCTATGTGCAACAGATGCAGATTGCACAGAATGAAATGATGATGGTGTCTGGACAGTATCAGGCACAAATGGGAGAGAATGAAAATGCTAAGTCAGGTGTTGCTATCAATGCTAGACAGCGCCAAGGAGATAGGGCCACTTATCACTTTATTGATAATCAGGCTATTGCCATTCGATTTACAGGTAAAATTTTAATTGATCTAATTCCTAAAATTTATGATACTAAGCGAGTGCTTCGCATTGAAGCTAAAGACAATAGTATTATGAATGTGACTATTGATCCTAAAGCAGAAAAGCCTTACGAGAAAAAAGAAGCCGTTGATGTTCCTCAGAATGATAATCACCAGCAGATTGTTGATGTAATCTTTAATCCTAGTGTGGGCATCTATGACGTTCAAGCCGATACTGGACCTAGCTTTGCTACTCGCAGACAGGAAGCATTTAATGCCTTAACTCAAATCGCAGCTCAGAATAAAGAGTTTATGGGTATTGCTGGCGATATTCTTTGGAAAGTTGCTGACTTCCCTGAAGCTCAGGTATTGGCTCAGCGTTGGAGAAAGATCATTCCCAAGAATATTACAGGGGATGCTATGGACCCTGCAATTGAGGAGACAATGAACCAAGCTGCTGCTCAAATTGAAGCTCAGATTGCTCAAATTGCTAAGCTTACACAAGAGCTAGAAGATAAGAATAGAGACCTGTACGTTAAGGAAAGTAAGGCTGAGCTTGATTGGACTAGAGCTGCTGTTCAAGAAATGCGGGAAGATTTTAATGCTATGACTGCTAGATTAACGGCTGTTGGTAATGCAGGACCGGGAATTTCAGTTGAGCAGCTAAAGCCTGTCATTCAGCAAACCTTGCTTGAGATTATGCAGGCTGGAGGACCGGGAGCGGACATGCCTGAGGAGGTTTTGCTTGCTCCCGGTATGGATGAAGGCGGGGAGCCGGTAGGCTTACCAGAGGGTCCTCAGGGCGATGTGGATAGCATTCCTGAGGTTCCCGGTTCTAGGCAAGCGAAGGACGGTAAACATTATGTGCAGAATGAAAATGGCTGGAATGAAGTAATTAAGCCTGAGGCTCAAACTAATGCCTAATTTATATGATTTAACAGAAGCAGGCTATACTGATCCTGTATCAGCAGCTTTGCCAGTGGAGCAGCCTTATTTAGGTGTTCCTGCTGAAGCTGATGGTATTAGGCGAGTATATATTACTACACCTACAGCAGAGGCTAAGCCTGAAGAAATAATTACTGCTAGTCGTCCTGAGCCTAGGCCAGAGCCTATGCCTAGCCTTTGGGACAATCTTGGTATGGCTGGCGTTAAGGACAAATCTGGTAAATCAGAGAGTGAAATTTTAAAGAAATTGTTTGGCTTAGGTGGCAAAGAAAGGCATCAATTATGGCCTGAAAAGGTTGTAAGAGAAGGCTTGAAAGCTGCTGGTGAAGTAATGTCAACTGATACTTTATCGCAATTGGGCTTGCGTAGAGAGGATTTAACGGATATACCAGCTCCTTCAGAGCCAACTAAGGATAGCACATGGCTAGGTAAAATCCTAGGCATCGCTCCTGTTGCGGCTCAACCGGGGGACGATTTGATAGAAAAAGCACAAGCTGTATCAGCTCTAGCTGGTAGTGGTGGATTAGCTGGAGGAGTCGAGGGCGCAGCATTGAATGCCACTCCTTCATTGCGTCCTGCTTTAAAATATAAAGACCGTCTTTACAAAGGTAAGGAAGGTCAGCAGCATATGGATGTTATCCCTGAATCTCTCTATCCTGAATTTCAAAAGATGGCAATGTCTGGAGAGGATATTAGCCATTATAATTTTGGATTTGTCAATGATAAAGGTCAATTCCTGACTAGGGAAAAGGCTTTGCAATATGCCGTTGATACTGGATTGATTGATAAGGATGCTGGTAAGTATGGAGCGCTGACTAGTACGTTGATGGCGGATAGTAGTAAGCCGGGAACAGCTATTGAGGCTGTTGGAAAAAGTAGTGTTAAATCTCAACAAAATGAAATAAAAAATTTAATTCAATCGGCTAAAGACAGAAACGTAGAATTAGATGCTAGTTTTGATGGGTATGGAAATAATTATAGCTTGCATTGGATAGAAAGCAAAGGAAATAAAACAAAACCTAGAGAAGGGACTAGAGTAATTAAAGAATTGGCTGATTTGGCTGATAAAAATAATAAAGAAATAAGACTTGTAGCGATGGCTGATGCAGAAGAAGGAGGAATGTACTTACCTAAATATTATAAAGCTTTAGGTTTTAAAGAAACATCTAAGTTAGGAGATAACCCTGACGGGATAGAAATGGTTCGTAAGCCTAATGCTAAAATGGATAAAAAATTAGCAGATAAGTTATTACTAGCAGATAGCTCAAAAGAAGGAGCGGCTATTGAGGCTGTTGCTAATACTGGTAAGACTTACCCATTGGCTAAGCCTGCTGATAGGCATACTAATACACTAGGCCAGAATGACAATCTAATTCAAAATATGTCTCCTGATGAATTTTTAAAACAAAGTAGACCTTTAAAAATTGACGCTGAGAGCCGTGAAACTATTAACGGTTTAAAGCAGCATATGAAAGAAGGTAAGCCTCTTGATCCTTTGGAGCTGCATCTTAACGGTAAAGAGGACGGAAGGCATAGAGCTATAGCCGCGAAGGAACTTGGTATTAAGGAAGTTCCTGTTTTAAATTTTCGTCCTGTTGAGCCTAAGCCTACCTTCTATTCAGCAGTGGAGCATAATCTTGCGAGCATCCCACAATCTAAAATGACTGGTGATCAGTGGTTAGGTACTCTGGCAAATAAGCCGGGGGTTAAGGGAGAAGAATTAGACTGGACAGGACTTAAGGGTTTCCTTGAGGAGAATAAAGGTAAGCCTGTTACTAAGGCTCAGATTGAGGAGCATTTGGCTAATAATAAGGTGGAGTTGAAGGAGGTTAGTAAAGGTGGTGAAGCTCAGACTAACCCTAAAGAATATTATGATGCTCAAAAGAAAGCTGGAGAGCCTGAGTGGTCACAGTTAAGCCAGCGTGAGCGTTCATATTGGTCTAATGAAGCTGATGTTAATAAAACTGGAAATACCAAATATCATAATTGGCAACTTCCCGGTGGTGAAAACTATAGGGAAATGCTATTGACGTTGCCTAAGAAAGAATTGACTACTAGCGGTGACGTTAAGCTATCTCCACAAGAATTTACTAAAAAATACAATGAGCTATTAAAAGCTGGTAAGCCTGAAGAAGCTACTGCTTTGTCTAATAGGCAAATGCCGTCTGAAGCTAGCGCTCCCTACAAATCCCGTCATTGGGATGAACCAAACATTCTAGCTCATGTTAGAATGAATGATAGGACTATTGACGGTAAGAAGTCTCTGCATCTGGAGGAGATACAGTCTGACTGGCATCAACAGGGGAGGGATAAGGGGTATCGTGTTAATCAAGAGAAAGAGTTAGCTGATTTAGTTAAGCAGCGTGACGAATTAAAAGCGCAGCAAAATAAGCTTCTTACTGATAGAGTTACTAAAACTGATGATAGTAAGTTTGCTGTAAAAATGGATAATGGCGAAACTATTAAATTTAATGATAAAGCTTCTGCTGAACAAGTTGCTATGATGCCAACTGGAGACGTTAGACCAAAATGGATTGAGCTTGATGACAAAGCTCATGGCATTCAAGTTAAAATTGATAAGATTGGTGCTGGAGAGGTTGGAGTTCCAGACGCACCATTTAAAAAATCATGGCATGAGCTAGCATTGAAGCGGATGCTTAGAGAAGCTGCTGAAAAGGGATATGATCGCTTGTCTTGGACACCGGGAGAAGCGCAGGTTGCTAGGTATGATTTGAGTAAGAGTATTAGCACAGTTGTTTATAAAGACGGCAAGCTTACCGCTATTGGGCCTTCAGGTCAGCATGTAATAAATAATAAAAGTGTGGGCAAGGATAAGCTTTCTGATTTTATTGGCAAAGAAGCTGCTGAAAAACTTTTAAAGCAAGAGCCTCACAATGGAGCGCAGACGCTGCAAGGTGAACAACTTAAGGTTGGCGGTGAAGGAATGAAAGGCTTCTATGACCAAATCATTCCTAAGGCGTTAGAGAAGCTTGGTAAGGAGCATGGGGTTAAGGTGAAGAAGGAAAATTTAAATAAAATAGACGCTAGCAAAGAGTATGATAATTTTATTGAAACTATGCGTAAAGATTTACGTAAAGAATTTTATGATGACGCTATTAAAGAAGGTTTCGCTCCAGATAAAGCAGCAAGGTTTGCTGATAAGCATACGTCTGGAGAAACTTGGACACTAGCAAAAGCTGCTGGAAAAGAAAAAGAGCTGGATCAAAAATATAAAGCCAAATTAGAATTTGATAAAGTAGGGCATCAGCCTGTCTTTTACATTGACATTCCATCCTCTCTTAAAGATACAGCTATGAGCAAAGGCTTTCCTTTGTTTTCAAATGGCTACATGCTAGTGCCTGTCCAAGGTAATCCTTTTGAGGCTCAGAAATGAAAATAATTGATCCGAGTACAGTTATAGTTGAAAAGACAGCAGGTGAATTTGCTGGCGTCTGGTATGATGCAGCTCGCTCTAGCGGAATGAAGATTGTTCAATTGCAAGGAGACAAAATTAATCTCCTTCGCTTTAAAACTACTCGCGATTTCGCTAGGAGGCATCTTGAAAAATTCATTCCTGCTGCTGTTAAAGCGCTGAATGATATCATGTGCAATCCTAAAACTCCTGAGGATCAGCGCCAGTTAATTTATAATGCTTTGATGGAGCGGGTTAATGATCCTCAGTTAGATATGATGGCTAAGACTGCCGGTGATCTTCCTGAGTTTGAGCAGACTGTTTTGTATAAGGACGATACTGAAAAACCCAAGCCTATTATTTTAAATACCCCTAAGATTGATTTTAACTTTGATAGCAAGAGGGTTAAAAATGTCTAAGAAGAAAATTAAATCCCGTATGCCTGTTGAAAGTTGCACTGCTCCTGCTATGGATAGACAGCGTGAGCGACAATACCAGATTGAGGATGCAGCTAGGACGCTTCAACGAGCTGGAGAGATTGCATCTGACCCTAAACTTTTAAAGGATGCAAAAGCATTTGCTAAGAAGCAAGCGGCGCAAGTGGATAGAATTAAATGAATGAAGAAATTGACATTGAAGTGTATCAAGGCCAGCCTATAGCGTCTTACTCGTTATGGGATTTAGGTATAATTTATAAATCTTTGGTAGAAGCTGAGAAGAAACGAGAGGAAGCCAGCAAGCATCATAAATTTGACAAAAAGAACAACAAGAAGGCTATGGACTTTCCTCCTCCTAATCCGAATTTTTTAAAATTAAAGAATGCTATAGAATTGGAAATTAGAAAGAAACAATCATGA